CCACGGGCAGTCGTAGACTTTGCCGTCCTTGCCGGTGTAGGTGTTGACCAGCTGCGTGCCCACCGGAAAAACCGCCGGTGCGTTACCGGCAGCCACCACGGCCTTGATGCCGTTATAGTCCATCTCCTCCACCACGCCTGTCTGTGCGCGCGCGATCACGCCCAGCGAGCTGGACATACCCAGCAGGGCGGCGGTCATCTGGTCAAGCTTTTTGCCGTTGTCTTTTGCGGTCTGATCCAGATAGACCGGATCGGTTACCATAGTTTCAGCCATGTGTTTTGCTCCTTTCAGGATTTAACATATTTCATGCAGACTTTGCCGTCAACCACGACAAATCCGCAGGATTCGAGGGCTGCGGTGCGCGTATCCAGCGCCTGCTCTGCCTGTTCCGCGCGGGTGGTTTCGGCAGTTATGGCAGTGTCCAAGCGCTGCTCCTCGCCCTTAGCGCGGGATGCTTCAGCGGCAATCCCGTCCGCGTTCGCCTGTTCAGCCGCCTTTGCCCGCTCCGTTTCCTCCGTGATTTTACTGGATAAGGCGCTTTCGGCGGTTTGTGCGCGGGTAGTTTCATCAGAAATGCTTTTCGCGTTGGCTTGTACTTCTGTTTTATCTGCTTTGCCAGCAAACGCCGTACTTGAATTGCTTTCCAAATCCACAATGCCATCCTCAATGTGGTTCAGTTGCGGAGCGGTAAGCACTTCGCCGTTTGCAAAGTTTTGCTTTTGATAGCTCATAGATAAGTTACCTCCTCTTCATTTTCGTTGGTTTGCGTAAAAACCGTTTCTGTTTCGGTATCAGCAGGCTCATCGACTTTTGGTACGGGACTGTATATCAAGTTGCTTCCATCCCACAAATAGTCTGTATAAAACCCTTCTGTCATTCCTGACAGGTCATCGAACAGAATCTCATCAGGCGGCAGCGGGTTTGGAATAACGCTTTCGTGGCACCAGCCGCCGCCATACAATCGGCTATCCAATCCGACTTTGCACTTGAACTTGAAATGTTCCATGATATTCACCTCACATAAAACCGTATAGTTCCAACGGGCGGCAGACCTCATCGTTTTTCGTAACACCATCAGAAATAGGAACTTCCAAATGTATCACGCCAGTTATAACGTTATTTTTATAGTCGGACGTTCTCTCGTTTCCGCTTCCAAAAGTGATACCATTATATGATACTGTTACCTTTCGCCAGTGTACCGTATTCCACGGATAAGCATAAGAGTATGTTTGCCCGTTAACAGGAAGAATAACGGTAAGTCTACCAGCACCGCCGCCACCTGCAAACCATGTTCCTTTTTTATACGTGTCATAGACCAGCATTACAGACGAGTAGGACGAAAGATCAATTGTTGTTGTTTGCGCAGTAAATTCTCCTGTTGGGTTTCCAGAAGAATCTTTTTGGTAAGGCCATTCAAAAATTTTACTGTTTCGAATGCCGTGAAAAGATATGCCACCGCTGTATATAGAAACACTTCCATAGGCATTCGTTATGTCTATGCCGTTGTCGTTTATAATAACTTTATTGTTTTCGCGAACAACTTGTACGTTTTGGCCGGTGATTTGTACCTTGCCGGGCCAACCGCTTCTTGTAATAACCAAACCGTTATCGGCGGTAAACGTCATCATGCTGTAAAGTTCGTTCTTTGCGTTTTGCTCTGCTGAAGCGGCATAACTAGCTGCTTCGTCCTTCGTAGCCCTAAAAGTAATAGCATCAGCGTTCTGACTGATTTTTGTTTCAGCACTGCTTACGCGCTCTCCAAGAGAGTTTACACCAGACAGCGCATTATCCGCAGTGCTCTGAGCGGTCGAAACATTGCTGTTTGTGTTGTTCAGAGATTCTTGCGTTGCATACGTCTTAGATACAGTAGATGTAATGCTTTCGCTTGTTATCTTTAACTGTGCGTCTGTGTATGCCTTTGCATTGCTCTGAGCGCCGTTCGCTTTTGTAGACGCATCAGTTGCAGCAGTAGATATCGCATCAGACTTTGCAGTCGCAAGCTCTTCTTTTGTTGCACGTAGAGTAATAGCATCTGCATTCTGAGAAATCTTTGCTTCCGCTGCGCCGATACGAGTAGAAACACCGTTCATATCAGTCTGGTACGTTTCCTTCGTGACGCGGGATTCAATGGCAGCTTGCGTCTTTTCGAAATCAGAAGAATACTGCGTCTTGAACTGTGTTAAGTCGTTCTTGGTCTGGTTCGTCTGCGTGGTAGTCTGGTTTATTTTTTCAAGGTTCGCTCTATCTGTTGCTGCCTGTTGGCTTGTGACACCGCTTGTGGATTGCGCATAAGAAGAGCTTGTGACAGTCTCGCCCGCACCGGAAATCGCCGTGTTGCAGTTCAAAGCAAGCGTGACGTTGGTAACGATGGTATCATGCACAACGCCGTCTTTGTCCTTGTAGCGTATCATGTCAAGCGGGAACAAATACGGTGCAGACTTGATAGTGGTGCTGTATGGGCGGTAGGCAAACCCACCGCGTGCAGCTTGCAACTCCTTCAAAACGCCCTCGTAAGCGTTGGTCAGGAAACCGCAGTCACTTAGGTCAAGCGTGTAATCTGCTGTGCCGGACAGGTATGTGTTGCCCTTGCCATCGTCACAAGTGAAGCCGGTTATAGTGATATCGTTCTCCAGCATATCACTGGAATAGCGCTCACTTGCGGTAATGGTCACCCCGGTCTGCTCATACCATTTCAATACAAGCCTTCCGCTGCCATCCATGAACGCGCAAGTGCCGGTAAGTTGTGCACACCATTGCAAAAGCTGTCGGTAGGTCAGCTTCTGGTTCGTGTCCGGCAGACCGCCGATGCTGAAATAGTGGTTTGGCAGCACCGAAACATCCGTTGCAAGCGTGACATTGCAGATAGAACAGATTTTTTGGATAAGTGCGTCAACATGGATAGGGAAGGAGAGAGCAGATGCGTTTACTTCACGGTCGAACAAGACCATGTAATCCAGTGCGGAGATGCTTATTGTGCTCAGCTTGCGGGGCGGCGTGTCCACGATGAACAGACCGCAGGGAACGTATGCAACGTCTTGATCGGAGGACGCAGAACCAAGAATCATGCGCCCAAGAACGCCCTTGCCGAGTGTTGCGCCATCAAGGACACTGGCAAGCTTGATGCCGATTTTGACGTTCAGTACAGCACCCTCAAAGGAAACATCGTTGAACTTGCCATCGTAGTTCCGCAGCTTCAAGGATAGTTCAGACGCGACCGCAGACCCGACCTCGATTTTACTGTTGGTCACGCAATACCGGTCAATCTTCAAACCACCTTGAATGATATCCGCTTCGGTGATGGTGAACGTCTTACCGCCAGAAGTAACCTCAATAAGAGCAGTCTGTTGATTGCCCTCGTTGAAGGATTTTATGATATCTTGCGATACATTGACCATCAGTGTGCAGCCCTTTCGATGATGTTAAAGGATATCCCTTCCCAGCGGTTCATACGGGAATTGTACATCGGTACAGCGCGGTCGCCAACGTAGAACTCGCTGGTTTTCCAATCGCCAGCCATTGCGTCAAGATAAGTAACGTTGATGTACTCCGGGTTGAACGCTTTCAGGATAGAAGCGGCTTCTTTTATCGTGGTGTACTTCCATTCCAGTTCCAGCTTGACGCACTGTCCAAGACGTTTCTTGTCCATCTTGTTGTCCTCTGTGCGTCCGGCATCGGATGCCGAAATGTCTTGTAACCGCCACTGATAAGAAGAGGGGCATTTAAGATACTGCCCATCCACGCTCCGAATCGGATTGTACTGGTCAAGTTCCATAAATGCCCCTCCTTTAAGTACCTACCGGGATAATTGTTTTGCCGTTGCGCTGGTTCGTTCTGTTCACTGCCTGATAGAAGCTGGACACGTTGACCTCTGCGCTCCCTTCCTTCTCAAGCAGAGCCTGCAACAGCTCGTTCTGACGGCGCAGAAGCTGGTTCTGACGCTCCATTGCAGCTTCAACACCTTCGCGGATGCCCTCAACGATTTGGTCATTGTTGGCAACTGCCGTGTGCCCGCCCATAGAACCGACCATCTCTGCACCGGCTTCTCGGGCGATGAACAGCTGCCCGGCATCGGGGAAACCACCGCTTGCAAAGCCGAAAATGCCTTTAACAAAATCAACTACGCCGCCTATGGCATCGCCGACCCAGCTAACGGCACCGCCGACAGCATCTCCGACCCATCCGAAAATATCGCCAGCAACGTTGCCGACAGCGCCAAGAGCGGAAAGAATCGCACCCGGAATGTCACCGGTGACCGCTTTAAATATTGCTATTCCTCCGTTGAGCAAGGTCTTGCCCCACTTCAAAGCGTCCCCACCCGAGCCAGAACCACTACCAGAACCAGAACTGCCACCAGAGCCATTCCCAGAGCCGATGCCTAAGTTAGAGCCAAACTGTTTCAGAAAATTCAAGCCAGATTTAAGGATGTCTCCCCAGTTAGTGTCGAAAGCTTTAAAGATAAAGTCCGTAAGGGTCTTTACGCCTTTTTTGATGCCGAGAGATTCCCAAGCATCAGAAAAGTCAATTCCAAGCTGGTTCAAAAAGCCTTTTGTGCCTTTCAAGATGGAATCCCAACTGTCAGAGAAAAATTTCCCGATTCCACTGTCTTTGTCAAACAAATCGCTGAAGAAGGATTTCAGCCCACCATACGCCTGTTTCAAGGCGGGAACTTGGTCGATAACCTCACCAACTTTGGTTTTCAGGTTATTAAAGGTGGTAATAACGTTCTTCACGCTGTCAATGGTGTCGGACACGTTCTTGATAGCAGTGGAAACCTTGTCAAAAACAAGGTACACGCCCTCAAACGCCTTTTGGATGGCAAGACCGGCGGCACCAAAGAAGCCGTTATACTGGTACTCGTTTTCAATCTCTGCAACGCTCTTTTTCACAAAAGACCGGATGTCAGAGACCGCACTCACAAAACCATCATGCGTGTTCAGGATGGACTTTGATGCAGCGGTAAGGGCATCAACAGAAGATTTGAAGCCGTTGGAGATATCTTTGCCAGCCTTAGTCACAGCGTCAATGCCCTCTGTGAAGTCGCTCAGGTCGGTCTTTACCTTCTTGAACCAGCCGCCAAAACTATCATTGGTGGTGCGCACAGAACGTTTCAACGCATTTGCGGTTTCCATCATGGACTTACCGCTTGCGTCAATGGAAAGGCTGATAGAGCCATTGCCCAGACCGTAGTTCTCATCTGCCAGCTGAGAGCCGATGGTCTTTACCACGTCAGACACGGACTGGATGGCGTTCACCGCAAGGTCTTTGGTGGCTAAGACGCCGTTCACAAGACCTTCTATGAGGTAGACACCGTAGCCCTTGAAAACTTTGGAAGGGGAGTTGATACCAAGTTCAGTCTGCGCTTCTTCTTTGATTCCGTCCGTTACAGCCTTGACGGCATCATCTGCAACGCTCTTTTTGCCAACGATGCCTTTTGCGATGCCATCTATGATGTTTTTGCCAACGCTAACAGGATTGAACTTGGAGATTTTATCGATTAGCTTTCCAAACCATGTTACAGCGTCCTTGATTCCGTTTATAACGTCTGCAATCAGAAGGATGAACTTTTCTGCAAAGTTGCCGTTCGCCGCAATTGCAAGCCGGTCGGATTCATCAACGCCCTTTATAATCCATCCAACGAATACGCCGATGTTATGGATTGTTTGAGCGATGCCCATTACAAAGTTTTCAATGAAGTTGCCGTTCATCTGCAAATCCAGACGGTCTGTCTCGGAAACACCGTTTTTAATCCAACCAACAAAGATTGCAATATCGTTAATGATGTTCCCAATCGCGGTAACGGCAGCAGCCGCAAAGTTTGCAACGCTTTCGCCAATAGACTTGAAGGAATTAAACCAGTCGGTTTCCATTCCAAAGGCAGTTTTCTGATTTTCACTTCCAAGCCCGCGAACGGCTACGGAAATAGCTTCAAAGCCAATAACCGCAAGACCCGCAACAGGATGACCGGATACGATAAGTCCGATACCAGCAAGCGTTGTAACTAAATCCCAAACGTCAAGGTCGAGCTTTTTCACAACTTTTGAAATGGAATCGAACGCGGAAGCGATTCCTTCCTGCCAGCTTTCGGGGAGCAAATTCAGGATGGATTGACCAAGATTAGAAAGAGATTCTTTCAGATATTCAATGGATTCTCCAAGCTTTCCATCGGTAAGAGATATATTCCAACCCTGTTTGAATCCTTCCGCTGCGAGGTAGACAAGTGCCCTTACACGCTCAAGACCTTTTCGGAATTTCTCACTATTCTGATAAAGGCTTACAAACCTTGCAACGATAATACCAACGGCAACCGCAGCTGCCATTATCGGGTTTTTCCAAAGCTTTAAGACTGCTTCAATCAAAGAACCTTCGCCCTTAATTTTCTCAAGAGCGGTAAGAACCGAGTTGCTAATTGCCCATGTCGCAAACCAGGCTGCAATTCCAGCGATGAGCGGAAGCAGCTTTTCAAGTTTTGCCTTGATTTCATCAACGGAAGACCCAACGTAGTTTTTGAACATATCGTAGCCGGACAGATCTACATCGCCTAAGATGTTGCCAGCAGCACCAGAACCAGAACCGGAACCACCGGAAGAACCATTGTCCTTCTGGATGACGTTTAGTTCATCAAAGCCCATGATGTAGTTCTTGAACGCCTTTGCAGCCTTGCCGGTCGCTTTGGTGGTATTGTCCATCGCATCCGTGACGCCACCAACAGCATCGCTTGCGCTGCTAAAGTCTGGGAATTCTACCTTGACGCCCATTAACGATGCAATGCCCGTCACAAGCTCTTTGACCAGTTCAACGGCAGCGATCAGCGGGGGAAGGATGGATTTCAGGGCAGGGTAAAGCAAAGAACCAACGGCGCGAGCCAGACTGTTCAGCTGTGCCTGCAAAATACGAATCATGTTTGCAGGGCTAGACAAAGTGCGGGCGAAGTCTCCCTGCGCATCGGTGGTTTGCTTCATGATGGCAATGTACCGCAGAACAGCCTTATCGGCCTGAGACAGGGTAGAAACGCTCTGCGAATAGCCAAGATTAAGCAGCTCCTGTTGCAACCGTGCGTTAGAAATATCGACACCCAGACGGCGAATCGGTTCAAGTTCGCCGGAAATAGCCGCCTGAATCTTCGTAAAGGATTCCGCAACAGGGATATTTTTCAAAGAAGCAAGGTCGTAGCCAAGCTGCGTCAGGTTCTTGGACAGCACATACGCTTTGTCGCTAGCCAGACCAAACGAAGTGGTCAGGCTCTGAATCGTTGCCATGTTGTTCATGGCTTCGGTGGGGTCGATGCCAAGCAGGGTCTCCATCTTGTTGATGAACGTGTTTGCTTCGCCGGTCAGCCCCTTCATAGACACGCCAAACAGGTTTGCAGCTTCATAGTAGCTATTGAACTTCTCCGCTGCGTTGCCAAGATAGGTGGCAATGGCTTTCAGCGAGACCAGCTTTGCCGCAGACCGAATGAAACCATTCAGCTGGTTGGAAAGGCTCAAATAGCTTTTTGCAGATTTACTGCTTGATTTTGTAGCACCGTCCGTTGCCGCAATGACATTTTGGATGTTGGTAGGTAACTTCGCAAACGAATTTCCTACTGTTTCGATTTTGGAAGCAAGCGGGTCAAGGGCATCTGTGATTTTCTTGCAAGAAGTGGCAAAATCATCCAGTGTCTTTGAATTCAGTTTGCTACTAAAATCTGGAATTTTTGCAATGGAATTAAGGGCGCTGCTTACACTTCTAAGGCCAGACGCATCAACTTTGGAAAGCGGGGATAAGCCGTTTTGTAGGCTATTCATTTTGCCTTTCAGTCCAGAAAAGTCAATGCCTTTCAAATCGACTGAAGAAATTCTAGTTAATGCACTGGCAACAGAACGGATGCCTTTTGCGCTTTCAGACAGGTTCACGTTGGAAATCCTGTCCATAAAATCATTGATTCTACTAAGTCCGTCCATACCAGACGAAGCGGACTTCAACGCAGAGATAGACTTTGTTAAAGTGTCAAGGCTAGAACATACCTTGCCAATGCTACCTTTTGTGCGCAGTTTGGAAATAGCAGTGGTAAGTTTGTCAATGCTAAGCTCTGCGCCCTGAGATTCCGCAGAAATTTCTACGGATAAGCTTGTAATATCAACATCAGCCATTGCTACCACCGTCCTTCTGATTCATCATAGAGAACATCGCCCTCTTGATGCGTTCCTGCGCTTCCAGTGCGCGTTGGTATTCGTATTCGTCCTGCTCTTTCTGGGTAAGAGGAATCGGTCTATCCATGTACTTGATGGGACTAGACCCTTTCTTGCGGAACATATTGCCAACCGTAGAGGAAAGCGCAGATGCCGTATAGAAACCATTTCTCCACGCTTCAACATTGGCTCTGCGGGCGCGTAGTTCTTCCGCGTCCCGGTAAACCTTTGCCAGCCAGACGTCATCACGCCAAAACTGGTCATAGGTCATGCCAATGGAAATGTAATAGGCTTCTACATCATGGAACAGCTTAGATACAGAGAATGGCTCTGTATTGCTGTCCGGTTCTTGAGACTGTGAGGTTACACAATCTCCCACGTTGCGTTTTTTGCGGTCTTGTCCTCTTCATCGGTGGCAATCAGAGCCTTGATAGAATTCGCGTACATCTCCATCAGGGCAGCAATCAGACCTTCCTTGTCCTCGATGTGGTCAAGCATATCGTCAACCGCATTGCGCTTGATGCCCTTGTTGCGAGCAATGAATGCGCCGTAGAACAGAGCCTTAGTGTTCTTAACAGGGTTGATGCCGTTAGAGAACTCGTAGATCTGGAAGCCGTTGCGTTCAGTGGCTTCGGCGCTCTCGCGGGTGAAGGTCAGTTCATAAGTGTTCTTGCCATCGGGGGAATGAAAGTTGATAACCTTAGCAGCCATAATAAATGCTCTCCTTTATAAATAGGGGCAGAACCAAATCCGTTGTTCAGTTCTGCCCGGTTTGATTGATTCGATTTTTGCAGTTTAGCCGCCATTAACGGTCAGGCTCTCGCTGAACTTCGGGGTGGAGTGGAAGATGCAATTGATGGTCATTTCCACGACCTCATCCACACCAAAGCCAGACAGACCGACCTGGTGCATACCCTGCCAAGTAAAGCCGGAGCCGTCCTGCATCTTCAGGGCGTAGTACTTGTCCACGTTGCTCTCAGAGGTATCGTCATAACCAGCAGCCTTGACAGCAGCGTAGTCGGTCTTGTTGTAGTTGGCGGTAAAGGCTTTGGTGTCAGCCTGAACGATGCCAAAAATCTGCTTCTGCATACCATCAGACAGGGTAGTTGCATCCAGAAGGTTCGGGTCGGAGATCAGGTCGGGCACATCCTTGATGTCGCACAGCTTCGTCAAAGTGGTTGCGCTTTCGCCACAGTAAAGGGTAGTGTTCAGACCGGAGATAGCAGTACTCATAGAATGTTTACCTCCTTAGTTTCGGTAAATCATTCCGTCCTCTCCGATTGTTGCCCCATAGCTGCAATCAATCCGATAGACGGAATTGTTGTACAGCCCATTCAACGGGGCAAACGATTTGCGATAAAATTTAAGCGGTTCAAGAACAGAATCCACGATTCCAACGATGGAACGTGCTTCTGCAATGCGTCCGGTGTTCTTATTGGAGTAGACCCGCACGCGCAGGGAAACAGCAGCGTACTTGCTGTGACCAGCAGAATCAATATGTACAGGCAAATTGTTGTTTTCCTCTATCTGCACACACGGAAACCTCTTAACAGGTCGGTCATCAATTTCGCTAGTGACTAAGATACCGGGCACTTGCTTTCGCAGTTCCTTGGCAACAGCCGTGTAGATAGAGTTGAAATAATCAATCAACTATTCCAAACCTCCCTCCACGTTGCTTCGACCTGAGAAGCCATTTCCTCAACAGCTCCCCACATAGCCATAGCTGCATCATTACCACTGGTGTAGTTCAGCTGACCCTTGCCGTCTACTTCCTTGACAGGCGTACCGGCATTGCCAGATTCACCGTAGTAGTACCAGCGCTTGTGCTTGCCGTTTTCTTTGCCGTATGTGCCATGTTCACCAATGTTATCAGGCAAAGGGAGCGGACCGACTGTTCCGGCAGCGCCCCAGCCCTGATGTATAACACCTGTGCCGAACTCAATGTGAGCAACCGCCTGCCCCTCCGCTAGGATGGTGCAAGAAGTGCCATTTTGGCTAACTTCGCACTTAACATCGTTTTTGCCAGCATATTGGGCATTGGCAAAACGGATTGTTGCAACAGCAAGACCTTTATCGGCAAGCGCTCTTGCAAACAATTGTGCTTTTTGGTTCAGGGTGGTCTTGTATTTGCGAATATCTTCCTCAGCCTGTTTAAGTCCGGCATCGCTCAACCTCACTTTAATTTTCACTTGCAGCCACCTCTTTCAGCGCATACTTCGTGTCGGTAATATGCTCTGCGACCTTGGCCACGATGTAATTGAAGGGCTTGGAAACGTCTGTCTGAAACCAGACGTGTGTGCCTTCATAAAGCGGTGTGTTGTGCTTCCTGCTAGACGAGCTGACAATGTAGCTGTAATCCGTGAACGCGCCGAAAGGGTTTGCTTCCGCAGAACCAGTAGGGGGGCTGACGTTCAGCATCAGCTTTGCGGGTTCGCTCCACGATTCGTATGCGGATTCACCAGTCTCGTTTCCCCACTCGTCCACAACAGGCGTTTTCTCGCCAACCGGGTTTGAGTACCACAGCGGGCGTTTATCCAGCGGGCTTCCATTGAACATCAGCCGATAACACCTACTCTCGGAACCACTTCATTCAGCAGGGACTGTGCCACATCGGAGCTTTCCCACACACGAGTAATACCATTGTTGGTATAACTCGTCTGTCCGTTTGCACCGATGTGGTTGTACAGTTCCGCTGCAATGCGTATCTGCAACGACTGATACTGCGAGGGCAACTCGTCCGGTCTGTTGCCGAAAGGGTAGCCTTGCGCAAATATCTTGTCTTTGGCGAAATCAAGCAGCAGGTCGAAGAGTGGGTAGTCCTCGTCCGTGATTTCACGGTCAAGTGCAGGGGCGATGTACTGCCCCAGCTTGACTGCCGCTTCGGAATACTGGTCTCCCATGCTGCTTTCCTCCTTTCGCCTTAGTAAGCCTTGATGCAGTACACAGCGTCCATGCGCTCAAAAGACGGCAGGACGATTTCAGAAGCATAAACGTTGGCATTGACCGGGTGAATGGTCAGTTCGGTGGTAATGGCAACGCCAGTGTTCACGATGGACACGGATGCACCAGACTGGCCAGACAGCAGGTCGGCTTCCTCAGGAGTGGTGCCGTACCAAGTGCTGCCCAGAGCACCAGACGGAGCAACCACCACCATGCCGTCAGGCAGATACTTCTCGCTTGCACTGTACTGATCTGCCTTGAACATCTTGTCGTACAGATGGATAGTCAGGCCGGTTGCAGATTCGACAATCTGCCGTGCTTCAGCATCCAGCAGAACGGCGTTTGCCTTTGCGGTGACGGTCATGAACCGATTCTTCACCTCGTCCGCAGCAATCATGTTGCGGAAGGTAGCGGTGTTCATGTACACCTCAGTCAAGACCTCGCCAACGCTTGCCAGAACAGCGTCCTTTGCGGCGTTCAGATCAGCAATGGGGGTGGCGGTAGCGACGTTCCACTTGGACTTTGCGACAGAGACTTCCTTGTAGTTGGTAGACTTCCAAGTGCCGTCCGGGTCGTAGTTGTAGGTGTAGTTCACGCCGTTTGCCTTGATGGTGATGCCAGGAACGCCATTGGTGGGAGCCAGCAGCTGCCAGATCATACGCTCGGGTACGATACGTGCGCCAGTGATAAGCTGCGCGGTGTCATCGTACAGACGATTCATCACGTCACGAGCATAGGGATCGTTGCTGTCCAGAACACGAAGGATTTCCTGACGGTCTTTCTCACCCAGATGGTAGCCCTCGCGGAAGAACGGCATCTCGGTCTCGTCGAACTTGAAACCTTCACGGGTACGGAACGTAGCCTTTGCGTCAAATGCGCTGGGCATCAGAGACACGCCAACGCCCTTGTGACCACGCAGCCACTTCAGGTCGAGACCGGCCTTCTTCTTTGCGGGGAACAGTGCGTCAGATGCAAAGGGCATCGCATTGGTAGGGTCGTTCGTCCAATAGGCGGCAATCGCAGCCGGGGCAAAGACTTCCTTAAGATTCAGTGCCATGTTGTTTTACCTCCTATCAAGCGTTCACGCTGATGTTGTCACGGCAGAAGATGCCGGGAACGGCGGTCTTGAGTGCCTTGATTGCGTCAGCGTCAAAGGTGAAGCTGGAACTTGCCGCTGCCTTCTTGGTGTCGATAACACCACGAATCAGCAGGGAAGCGTTGGGGTTCTCTGCCGGGTCAACGTCATACAGCAGGATGCCATCTGCGTTAATGGTCTTAGAACCAGTCTCGCCAGTAGCAACAGCTTTCTTGCCAGCCAGCGTCATGGGATAGCCAGCCTTAACCGCAGTGGCTTCGGTCACGGTAAAGGGAATGGCGGTGTAGTCATTGGAAGCAAGGATTGTATCGTTGATTCCGTTGACCGTGTTTCGGGTAAACTTCATGTTTTCCTCCTTGTTAATGAAAAGCACTCATTGCGTCACTCGATGCCTTAGAAGCATTTGCGTTCTGCTGTGCAAGGCTCTTGGCAAACGCCACGCCCTCACTGTCAGAGCCGCCCTTGCCATCCGCACCAGGAGGTGTTGGCATATCCTTCAGCAGAGAAGCCTTGTATGCGGTGTCGTGGGCGGTCATAAACTCCGACTGGAACTTAAAAACCTTGTCCATGTCACCGTCAGCCAGTGCAGATGCAGCCTTGTTGGCAAGTTCAGCGTCATAACCCTGTGCAACGAACTTCTCACGGTAAGATGAAAGGGTCTTTTCCTTGACAAGGTTCTCCTTGTCGGCGGTCAGGGCTTCAATCTGCTTCTGCATCTCTGCCAGCTTGTCAGCCTGTTCCTGTGCGGCGTTCTCGTCATCGGTACGCTTTGCCTTGAGCTGCTTCTTGTACTCAGCAGCTTCGCCATTGGCTTTCGTCACGGCGTTGCGCAGTTTCTCGACCTCTGCACTAGGATCTGCGACCTTTTCAAGCGCAGAAATGATTTCATCGGCGGTCATGCCCTCTTTGTAGGCATCACCAAGCAACACATTAAGTTTCATATCGTTAATTTCCTCCTGCGTTTTTTTACCGTTGCTTCCCTGCAACGCTGCGAAATTTGTATCCCGGCTTCCCTGCCGGAATATATCAGCCCGAAAATTCGGGGTGATTCTTTACTCCTTTGGGTAAATTCTTTTGTACGGCTCAATGCCACTATCCAAAATAGATTTTTCTCGCGCCGAATTTCGGTCAGGGTGTGTCCATTTGAATTTCCCGCATTTCGTGCAGATATACTCGCACTCCATTTCTCGTGGTTCGTTTCCGTTGATGCCGTGCGTCCAATGCCAACGAGAAAGCGTATAATCATGTTTGCAAAACAACTGTTTCCAAAAATCACGCATTATCTTTTTCTCCATCCGCATTGTTTGGCTGTTTATCAGTCATATTCTCGACATTTATGCCGGTAACATTCTGTTCAGGCTGTTCCTGCGGCTTCGGTGCTTTCCCGTCCTCGCCCAGCTTACCAGCGGCAATCAGGAAAGGTTTGCTCATTTCGTAAGCAGCCTGCGGGTCGGGGAACAGACCGGGCGTAGTGAACGCCAACTGCGGGTCAATGCTCTGACTGAGCATCTGTGCAAAAATCTGAACCTTGCTCTGCTGGTTGTCGTACTGACGGCGGGGAAGTTTGATGTTGATGTCACTTGCCATCAGCTTAGAACCAGCCGTGTCACGCAGGATTTTCAGCATCACAGACAGGCTCTGCCGTTCAGCGTACTTGAACATATTCTCGTACTGCTGTGCCCTTGCTTCGGTGTGATTCCATCCGTTACGGACGATAACTGCGCCCACGTTGTCGGACGTTGCGTTCTCGCTGCCAGTGGCACTAGGCATGGCGGTCAGACTGCGGTACACGTTCAGCATGGAATCAAGCAGGGTCTGGCTCTGCTGCTGGTCAAGTTCGTTTGCAATCTGCGATACAGAAGTGGGCAGACCAGAAGTGGATTTCAGGCACATTGCGCCAAGTTCCTTCACTTGGTCAAGTGCATCCTTGTCCACAAGGCAGTTGGTAAACACCATGATGGACTGGATGAACTGCGCCACGCCGTCCAAACGGTTGCTTTCAAGGTCGTTGATGGCATCCAGCACAGGGATTGCAGGTTCAAACAGACCCATACGCTCCGGGTTCAGCTTGTATTCGACCATCGGCAACATTCCAAGAGAGTGATTCTCAGACTTTGTAACCTTGCCGTTGTCGATTTCAAAGTACTGGTTTGGCGTATACACGCAAATCAGGTCGTTCAGGTCATTCTGATAATTGCGCGGGATGTGCAGCACGTTGGCAATGGGCTTGTGACCAATGCCGGAGTTGTAAATCACATACGCCATATCCGGGTCGGGAACGTCAACCAGCAGGGGTGTTTCGTCCGGGTAGTTGCCGTTGTACCCCTTGTCAGGAAGAACAATGCGGTATCCCTGTCCGCATTCCAACATCCACTGCCAGAGCCGCCGATCAAGTGCATCCTTGCCCTCATACTGCAAGGCATTGGACAGGCGGGCGATTTCCTCACCGTCACCTATTGCCGTTTCAGACCGCACATAAGAGCAAGGAGTGCCGCTCATGTAGCCTGTGTAGAAGCCCACGCACTCGTTGGCGTGGTTCTCCACAATGCGGTTTGTGATTTCAGCGTGGTACTCCTTCGTGCGGTGGAGGACAGGCTGGCTACCCAAGTAGTAGTTGTGTAGAAAGCGAATCTCGTTCTTGTTCAGCAGATGAATAGGCTCTGCCTTGCCCATGACCACTTTCAGCACGTTTGCTTGATTGATTTCCGTCTCCGGCGTTTCAATCGGTCTGCGTCCGGTCAGTGGATTATTCAAAAAGCCGTCAACAACTATCTGATACTCAGCCATGTGTTCCTCCTTTCCGTTAAAATCTTCCCATCATCTGTTTGTACTGTTCTGCAAACCGTTTTTGCACAAACAGCTTTTCAATTTCAGAACCGCCTTTATTGCCAGTTCCCATAGAGGATTGCTTTTTTATGCTTGCAACCTCTACGCACCCATTTGGTGCTTCGTATTCGCTAACAAACACCATGAACGGAACTTCTGAAAGCCACTTTTCAAATGATTCATGGTCAAAATCGCATTTGTAACCCGTACAATTCGTCCGTTTATAAGGGGGGTCTGCGTACACAACTGCATTTGACGGAATTTGTACGTCCCTGTAATCTATTTGCAGACCTTCAAGCCTTTGCAGACCTTCAAAATTTTGTAGGCGTTCAAGGTTCTGCAAGCGTTCAAGGTTCTGCAAGCGTTCAAGGTTCTTTATCCTTTCGAGGCGTCCTAAATCATGGAGCCTTTTATGTTTTGCTTGACATCCAAGCCACTGCGAATAAAGCCTTTTGTACTCCTCGCTGTTTGTCTTGATGTCCTTTGAGCTACCATCTGAATTGATTCCGAACTCTCGCAAAAGGGACGTATCGCCAAACACTCTTGCATAATGCAAAGCCTTTTTCCATGGTTCAATCTCTTTTGAGTAGAGATAATCTCTGCGGTTGTTACAAAAACTCCAACAAAGCGAAACGTAAGGGTCAGAATCCTTCAGCCTATGAAAATCTTCGCGGCTAATCCAACGCTTTTCGTTTGCGTATTTGCCGTGAACAGCATCCATAAACAACTGCGGTGCATCGCCGATGTCATTCGCAACAATGTGATTCCATTTGCCAGACAGCAATGCAGCGTGTGCAACAGCACAACCACCAGCAAACAGGTCAATCAGTGTCTCACCAGCAGGAAGATTGGAGGTAACCCACTGCGCGATTTTGTTTTTGCTGCCACGATACGGCACGCCATATCTCACGGTAGGCTTCTCCTTTCCGACAAAATAAAAAGCGCAGCAAGACAAACCTGTTAAGGTCTATCCCACTGCGCTTACAACTGCGCTTCAAAAGCTATTCAGTTTTTAAACTTTGGTACGGAGACCCATGTATCTTTTGGAAGGTTGGAATCTCCAATTGTAATCCAATGGCAAAGAGGGCACAGAAGGGAGAACTTACCTTCTACTTCGCCAAGATAACGTCCGCAATCACACGGATTACCGTTTGCGTCTTTTCGAGGACGCTTGCATCTGACTTTTGCTACCATCTGTGCTCCTTTCGTTGGATTTCTGGAAACAGGCTGTTGAGCACAGACCTGTCAGAAGCTACTGGGAAACTGTTCGCACTTCCAGCCGTGCTATTCTTCGCCCGAAGAAAACCATTGCAGCCCTTACATTCAGTTTGACGGACGGTCAACGGGTCGGCTGCAATTTTGGTGCTGCATAATGGATTTGAACCAATGTATGTCCGGTTATGAGCCGGGTGCTCTAGCCTGACTGAGCTAATGCAACATAGAAACCCGGCTTGATTGGTTAACCGCTGCTCTTTGCAATATCATGCCTAAAAATTACATTGAGAGCCGGGAATAGCGGTGGAGGTTTTGGAGAATAAAGCCATGCAAAGCTAGGTAGTTGGTTGTGCTGCGTAACGGAATCGAACTGTTGCTTGCCAGCCGTGGGGGAGACAGACTGGCATTCCCCTTACAATTGGAAACGCAACATATAAAGCCCGGTGAAGGCGAAAGAGTGAGAAAACCTCCACCGGTGAAAGGAGGAATATGCTTGTTGACGCGCACGCGAGTAAAATGACAAAACCCCGCGTGCAAGCTATTCCTTTAAGGGAAGCTGCAAAACTTCCTGCGTACATTATAAGCCTTGTCAAGTGGTGAAATCAAATAAATAGACCCAGCGAACACAATATATTGTGTTTTTAATCAAAAAGGCCTCTTGACAGGCTCAATTTTGCTGATTCCGTTGTACAGTTCATCGGCAAGCTGTGCCAGACTGTCCGGTGCATCATCGTGCGGAACTTTGCCAAGCTGCGTGAACATCGTCACCTGTTCCATAAATGCCTTGTACTCTTTCGACTGGTGCTTCTCGTCAAGGAAATAGAATCGTTTGATGTCCGGCGCATACTGGATGATTCTTGACAGCTTGCTTTGACCGCTGGGCGCACGTTGGCTGCGAACAGAGCAGTGATAGCCTTGCTGCCGAAGCTGGCTGTCTACCACGTCACAATATTCGTCACCGCCGTTGTTGGCTTCGCCGCGCACCACATTGATTTTGTGCTGGATGATTTTGCCCACGACTTCCGGCCTAGTCACAGTCTTATCGCCGTTATTGAACACAAGGTCTGGGATGAACACAGCATCTCCGTACACATAAGCGATAGGACAGGCCGTGAAGTCACCGCCGCCCCATGCAATATCCATGACCATGAGCTTGCGATCAGGCTCCCCATCAGGCAGAACACCGTTGAAATACCGCAGTTCATCGGCAGGGAATAGCAGTCCTTCACGCACATAGGGCTTACCCATGTACTTTGCCCACCATGTTGCGTCATCAATGCTGGCTTTCATATCAGCATAGTAGGCATCGTCAAAGCCAACGCCATAGTCATAATTGAAGTTGCTGTGTCCGTTCTCATCCACCGCAGGAATCACCCGGAATCTGTACTTTGGGTTGTCTGCATACTGGTTCTGGATGCGCCCCAGAGGGTCAAGCACGTTCCAACGTGTACCGACCATCAGTTCCAATGCGCCTTGCTTTTTACGGTCTTTCAACTGGTTCAGATAGGCATCGTACTTGTTGTTCAGGCGCTCAACATTCAGGCTTTCCTCTAAGTCCTCGATCAAGTCATCGCTGTACAGAACGCCGCCCTCGCCGATTTCAACAGCACCAGTCAACGTACCGCCAATGGAACGACAAGTCAGGGTGGGGAAGCGTTTCTTTCGGTTCAGATCAACACTTTCATCCTTTGCACTTTTGTCCACAAGCTGAACGTCAGGGAAGATTTTGCCCCAGTTGTAGGTCACAGGGTCGGTGATGATGGACAGCACTTCGCCGTAGAAGCCATTGGTCAGCTTGTCGGAATGTCCGCTCATAACCGATGCAACGTCAGGTCGGTTGCCCATCAGCCATGTGATGAAAAATATACAGAGCGTCGATTTTCCTACGCGAGCGGGCAAGCTAACTCCCAAGAAGTCAATCCGCTTATAAAACAAGTCCTCAAGGTCATATGCCAGCACTTTCAGAACCCTGCGTCTAGGCTGATAGAACTTCTTCTCCGGCGCACGGTTCCATTCGAGGTAGATGCAATAGCTGTCGAACACATCTTTTGCTTCAAACAAGTACGTCCGGCCGATAATGTCATAGACCTTTGCCACGTCCTCGCCTGTTTTCATCTTGCCCATCATGGCTGCACAGACAGAGCGCAGCTCACCAGAGTATTTGTAGGCATCGAACCGCTTGTCTTGCGGCAAAGCGTCTCTAAGGTTCACCACCGCCTGAAACCAGTCCTCATAGACCTGTGCTTCGGTCGGGTTCTGTTTTGCATACGCTTTGATGCTGTCGATGATGGCGATACACTGCTTTGGCTGCATAAAAAAATAGGCACCCCCTACCTGAAAATGTAAAGAGTGCCTACAACTGCACAAAAATCAAATATTCGGTTTTTATAATACTGTTTCGGAAGATTGTTTGCTAAAATTCGTTTTAACGGATAGAATGTGCGGTTTATTTGACTTCTTCTGCAAGCTGGTTGAGCCTGCGCTTCAATTCATCCGCATCGTAGTACAAGGCGTCTGCGATGGCATTGAGGATATCGGGCTTGTCGGTGTAATCGCACAACGTTTCAATTAGTTTCAAGCTCTGCTCTGACAATTTTACGGTTTTCATGTCACTTTTCCTTTCTCGTTCGGTTTTATTCTGGGTTGCGAACAATGTCAACTGAAAACGCCAGCTAGTACAATGCTAATCAACCCTGCGACAACGCTTGTAAGAACGCCGCAAGCAAATCCTATCCCGCGTTCTTTCCACTGTTCAATCTTTTCCAGCTTGTGGATTTTCTTATAGTTCCTTGCACGTTCCAACAGCCAGAATGCTGTGTGCTGCGTGTCGCCCCAGCGTATCAACCCATCGTTGGCAAGGGATTCAATAACGAACTGTGCCGTGAAGTCCAGTTTGTCTTGCAGGGCTTTTACAGAATAGAAGCCATTCGGCAGGTCTGGTTCATAGGTGTTCAACGTGTCGATCAGGCGCTTCATGTTGTCACTAAGTATCACAGAACGCACCTCGCAACCACAACTACGATGAAGAACCCGGTAAGCAGCCCAACGACTGCCCCCGCAAGCCAATCATACGAGTTTCTGTTGTTCCACTTATCCATAGGCTCTTGCTCCTTTCACCTGTTCTGTTTAGCAATCCGATACCATGTCTGGCGGGTCACACCAAGCTGTTTGGCAGCGTCCGTGACCGTGAGAATGCGCTTCTCCACCTGTTCGTGAAGAACGTCAAAGAGGTTGCGGTCATACTCGGTGGGTTTGCGGCCTTCCTTGTAATCAGGGCGCTGGCTGGCAATTTTCTTACCCTCTCTGGTGCGTTCAACAATCATGTCACGCTCAAACTGGGCAAACACAAGGAACATACCTCTCATAGCCCTACTAGCAGGGGTGTTGTCCATCACGCCAAGATTCAGCACGTTCACCCGGATTCCTTTTTCAATCCACGAATCAATCAGTTCATACCCACCAACAAGGCTTCTGGCAACACGATCTAGCTTTGTCACAACGATTGTATCGCCGCTCTGGACTTCCGCTTCCAGCTTGTCCAGTTCCTTGCGTTCCATTTTAGTGCCGGTATAGACCTCTTTGAAAATCTTAGTTGCACCAGCGGCCTTGAGAGCTTCTTCCTGCGATTCAAGGCTGTTGCCATCAATCGCCTGCCCAGCGGAGCTGACACGAGCGTAACCGTAAATCATTCAGGTTCACCGTCTCTTTCCAGAACTTTGAGAACAAATTCATCCGACGCAACATCAGCTCCAATAGGCTGAATCACAATCTGGTACTTCATTTCTTCTAAAAGCATTGCCATTGTGGACAGTTTCAAATCGTCTGCATTAACGCGGTTCGTTACATAAGAAGAAACATCATACTCCATCTGTCTTGCAAGTGATGCGGAGGTATATCCTCTGATTTTCATAACGGAGCGAAGAATATCCCCAGAATTGACTTTATTTTTGGTTGCGCCACCCTTTTTCTTTTCTGCCATTTTTACCGAGCCTCTCTTTCGGCTTAATAATAACACATTCTTATGTTTATGTCAACATCTTCTTGTGTTTTTTGCAAAATTTTTACTATCAATAGGGTGGTCAAACGGCTGTAAACTTTTTTGTTGCTTTACAAACTGTATACCTGAATAGTAGCCTTACGAATTATCGAAAAATATACTTTCGAGCGCCACCATTAAAGTAAACTAATCCGTTTACAAAATCGCTATCAAATAACGTAAATTTACGTTAGAATGCGTAAAAATCAGAAATATCTGATGTAAATTATACAAATTGGGCTGTTGACAACTATATACCAAGCGTCTATAATCTAAGACAGCAGAACACACGATGAATCAGCCAGCAACGGTAGATTTATCCTTTGTGGCATAAAAAAATAGGCCGCCAGCCCACCGACCAAAGTAGCGCTGACGACCTATTCCACCACAAAACAGAAGCTGCGCAACCAAGGGCGCAGTCTCGGTTTCTGTCAATTATTATAGCAGAAGCAGACCGCTTCTGCAATAGAAAGGAGCAAAAAACATGAACTTTCCCACGACAACCGAAGAATTTCTGAAAACCCTCTCACACGGCAAAGAACCGACCAGCGAGGACATGGAGTACGCAGAAGCGCTGGGTAAGCTGTCCGAACTGAACTACCGGGCAGGGTACGAAGCGGGAGCGGCCACCAAGAACTGCAAAATCTGATGTCAACACTAGCGAACACAATATCTAGTGTATTTTTGATTGACATTCAGATATTTTGCAGTTACACTTATTGCACAGCAAAACGAAAGGGGGTGAATATGTATGAGTAGTCCTTACGCAGAGCGTTACGGTCACACCGTTACCATCAGCGTGACGGAGCGGCAGTTTGCAAGCTTGCAGGAATACTGCATCAAGAACCGGGTCTCCATTTCTGCTGCGTTCCGTGAAGCGTTCTTTACGCTGCATCCGATGGATTCAACTAATGAAAACGAAAAATGATACGTCCGCTGAAGTTTGGCGACAGAAGCGAACGTATCATGAACCAACAATGGAAACAGAGCCATTGTGCCCTTATTATAGCAAATCGGCTCAGTTTCCGCAAGCTATTTAAGGAGATTCTATGAATCATAGTATCACAACTAAGACCGAAATTCAACTGATCGAGGGCGTTAGCTGCTACGAAGAAAACGGAGTAGCTTACATCCGTCTGGAGGATGCCGCTCGTGGGCTTGGCTTTATGCAGACGCAAAACAAAAACGGAGTAGAGTATACTTCTATTCGCTGGGAACGAATTGAACAGTATTTAGCTGAATTTGGATTCCCCCACAAATGGGGGAAAGAAGATTTCGTCCCCGAAAACATCTTTTACCGCCTGTGTATGAAAGCCAACAATGAGACGGCGCAAAAGTTTCAGACGCTTGTATGCGATGTGATTCTTCCTGAACTGCGCAAACGTGGTTATGCTACTCTCTATCCGGTCGGGCAGCCGAGCAGCTTGCAAATTTTAAACATGATGGTTCAGGCTGTGAACGAACAGGCTGCACGAAGCGCAGAAACAGAAAAGCGTGTGGATGCCATTGAATCCAGTTTCAACAATATGTGCTCGATCATGACCATCAGCGTCAAAGACGATGCACGAAAGGTCTGTCAACGCACGTTGAATGCCATTGCAACCAAGCGTGGCGGTGGTACGGCATACGCAGACGTATGGAATGAAGTCTACGATGAAATGAAAGAGAACGGCTTCGATGTTCGCCGCCGTTTGGATAACCGCAAGAAGGATGCTGCGTCTAAGGGCATGAGCAAGACTTTTGTGCGGAAAATCAACGCTGTTGACATCATCTTCGACAGCAAAGACAAGAAGATGGAATCTGCGTTCATCAACTCCGTGCGTCGTCTGGCAGCTGCCACAAACATGAAGTTTGAGGTCAAGGAAGAAAAGCAGTCCGCATAATACATAACAGCCTATAAGAAAAGCCAGTGGTTAGAGAATATCTAGCCGCTGGCTTTTTGTGTTTAATAGATTTTTACTGTTTTCCCATCTCTGGTATAGCTTTCAAGTTCACAGCTATAAAAGCTCATTTTTGAATATTCACCAACAAAAGTGATTTCATCGCCGGTATTGATTTTCATAATAGCATTTTTTTGGTCTTTGGAGAAGGACGCAAAGAAATAAACCGTTGTGTTCCCGACTTGTCTGACAAGAGTGACTGTCGCACCTCCAAAAAGATTCGCCAATCCGCTATCGGTCAATCCGTTTACAGTGCCGGTTACACGGTATCTCTTATTCCCGTATGTTTCCTCCGCTCTTACCTCATTCGACTTATATTCCTTATAGACAGCATTAAAATCGATAGCGGTAACAGCATGCTCAGAAGCAGAGGAACTAGACTTTTTAGGCTTAGAAGAGGACTTGCTCTTTGCCAATTGCTTTTCGGATTCTGCTCTAATAGCGGCGTTCCGCTCTTCTTCCTTCGCCTTTTCAGATGCAGACTGTTCCTTTGATGCTGGCTCTTCTTTCTTGGAGTTGGCCATCTCTGCCGCTAAACGCTCGCTTTCGGCTTTTATCGCCGCGTTACGTTCATCTTCTGCCTTTTTAGAATCTGATGCTGCTTTGTTTTCTGCTTCTTCTTTAATGCGTTTGGATTCTGCATCCTTGCTGGCCGCTGCTTCACACTCGGCTTGCTTTTGCCGTTCTGCTTCGGCTTTGCTACTCGCCGCCGCTGCCGATGATGCAGCCTTTTCAATTTCTCTTGCTTCTGATTCTGCTGCTCTTTGAGCTGCTGCCGCCTTATCGTATGGGAGCATCATTCCAACAATGAACAACACAAAAACAACTATCAATACGAGCAAATCTTTCTTGCAATGATACTTTTCGTGTTTGATGACAGATTTTAAGAATCCCCATACCACTTTTACGATATAGCAAAAGCAGATGAGCATGAAAGCGATGCCGATGTTTCGTGCATCCCTTTGAGATGCAGCATAGCATACGCCAAAGCCAATGTATGCCGCTATCATCCAATACCATGTTTTCTTGTTTGGCTTTCCTCTGATTGCGTTGATAGCACAGCAAAAGCTAAGAACGAATCCAGCGAGCATAAGAATGATGCTTATATTATCCATTTGAGATTCCCCTTTCCTTCGGTCAAGTATACCACATCTAAGACCTCGAAAGGGGTCTTTTTGTATTTTTCGGAATTTTTGGAGACTTGCACAATCGGATGGGTTCTGATTTGTGAAGAAGGGGTGGGTCTTTTTTATTTTTTCGGTGGTTGAGAGACTGACCGGGAGGGGCTGGGCGGCGGCTATATGCCCCGCCGGTGACCCTTGCCCACTCCAGCGCACCCGGAACGACGGCACACGACAGGCAGCAGGGCAGGCCGTGCCAGAACCAGGGCAGACAAGTACCAGGGCATACCGCCGCCCGGACGCTGGACACGCTGCACCGGTCTGCACTCGATACCAGACAGGCCACGCCGGGCAGATCGTAACGGCGGCGGAACACTGGAGGGCGTGGAGTGTGTCCGAAACTGTGCAGATTTGTACACACTCAAACATGAACGATTTTCAACACAAGAATGTGTGCAAAACTATTGACATCAACACAAGAACGTGTTACTATATAGACAACACAAGAACGTGTTACACCACCACCAAAACAGGAGGACAAAAACCATGAAAAAGACCATCGACTATACCGCACTTGCAGATACCATCCGCGCCGAACTCAACGCCCGCCACGATCGCAGCGCATGGAATAAGGCCGTCACGCTGTACGCTCTTGACCTGCTGGAAGATGTGCAGGAGGGTGCAAACAATATGGAGCGCTTGCCCCTTGACGGTGCAGAGCTTGAAAAGTGGGCGCTCAACGGTGCAAGCTGCTGGGAGCAGTACAGCAACGGCGGTTGCTCCCTCTGCTATAATGCCGATATTGCCGCCCGCGTCTGCACCCCGTCCGAACTCAAGCGCAAGCACGGCGGGACGTATGAGCCCAACAGCCGGGAAACGTGGCTTGACGTGCAAGCCCGTGCGCTGTATCAGGCTTGCAACCGTATCCGCAAAATCTGCCGCGCCAACGGCCTGTATTATAAGGAGGTTTAAAAATGATCACTCTTGACTTTACCCAATGGGCCGCCCTCTGGTACATCGGCGGCATGATATCCGGCGCGCTGGTTATGATCGCTATTTTTAACAGTTAAGGAGAAAGAACAATGAAAATTGATGGAGGGCTAAAAAATGACATACACAGCAAATAAAAAAGCATACGGTCTGTTAGAATCCCTTGTATATTGGATGGCTGAAATCTCATATTGCAGGGAAAAAGACCCGGATGACATCGGGTTTTTAGACAAGGCTGACAAAACGATTCATTTTTTATTCGGTCAGCTTGACCGGGCGGGCGTTCCGTTTTGGGCGCAAAACTCAGCGCTTGCAATCGGTGAGAATTGGAGAGAATACGAGCGGCACAATCTTAGAACGCTATTCACTAACAAAGGAATTTTGGAGGGCTGAAAAAATGGAAAAATACGATGTAATCAACGCCATCAACAAAGAGATCGAACGCGAAAAAGACCTGTGCAAAAAATACGTTGAATTAAACCCATCCGACAAGGACCAGCGCGAAAAATTGCGCAACGCTGCAATTGCTGCACTTTTACGCGTTATGAATGCAATCTAAATTGGAGGACCTGAAAAAATGTCTGATTTCGAAAAAAGAGTAAATGAATATAGGGAAAACAAGCGGCTCATTGAAGAGCTTGAAGCAATGAACGACACAATTAGAACAGATATAATTGCAATGATGCACGGCGCGCCGGAGATGGTGCAGGGCACTGCAAAGGCCATTTACAAGGATGTTTCTTCTGTCCGACTCGATAGCAAGCTTTTGCAGGCAGCGCACCCGGATATTTACGCCGAGTGCAGCAAAAAAACCGTTTACAAGCGGTTTAGCGTGGTTTGAGGGGGTGCGACAAGTGATATTATCCTGTGTCCTGTTTTTCTTCTGGTTTTTCTCTTCGTTGTTTAAAGCATCCAAATAAGAAGCATTCCACCCGGTCAGCAATGGCCGGGCTTTTCTTTTGCCTTGCATCCGCTGAGGGTGCAGGGCTTTTATTTTGCCCTGCTGCAATACAGCCACATACAAGCGTTTACAACGGCCTTTATTCCGTACGTGCAGTTATACCGCACACGCCATAAAACAGTGCACAAGGCTTTACAGGCGCTTTTCCGGCTATTTGCCATATTCTACCGCAGCAAATAACAGACCTACACAAGCGGCTATAACGCTGCCTGCGCCACGCTGGAGCGTATCACAGCGCCGCAGCACCTCCAGCACATACCAGATACCGCCATCACGCCCGGACGCTGTACAGCTCAACGCAGACCGCCTATTATAATAATGTATATAAGGGTGCAGAGGTGCCCGCCTGTTATAGATCCATGCCAGCCCGGCGGGGGCAGCTCCCGCCGTGTATGGATCGCTGGCAAGTGCTGCACCCGGCGCACCTGCTGAGGGGGTCAGCGTCTCCACCTGTACAGGGTCAGCCCGGCGGCTTGCGATCTGGCACCGGGTCAGCAGTCAGGGCGTACCGGCTTACACTCTCCACCCGGCGGGGCAGTCAAGCGGCAGGGGGCGCAGCGGGCGGCGCGGAACCATTGACGGCTGCCGCCGTATCTCTTTTTGGGCTTTCGCCCGATAGCCAATAGAGGTCAGCAATAGTCGTAGCGTTCCGGCTGGAATAGTCGTAGCCAATAATCGTGGAATAGTCGTAAAGTCATCTGACGGCCAGCTTTTGAAAGTCCTATATATCGTATAGTAGCGAGCTGTCCGCTGATAGTCGTAGAGTAATAGTCGTAGTGTTTTCTTGCGAGCCATCGTCAAATAGTCGTGTATTTTTTGTGTGAAATAGCCGTTCGCCTTTTAGGAAAGGAGAGGAGCGATAGTCGCTAAGTCATCCGACCGCATAAGATTCATAATCCATTGCATATATTCATCATTTTATTCACCAACTAACCATACCAAATTCGTATGTCAATCGTACTTATTATAATATACGCTTATATATCCTAGTAACTATCTAGGGATTATTCTGCTGGAATAGTCGTACCATCCGATTCTGTCTGTTCCTGCTCGATTTAATTCCCAGTAACGCACTATGATATTTCATCAAATTCATAGTACTTTGCTATGAATAGTAAATGCAACATTTCTACATATTCAACCGACTACAAAATAAAGTCAGTTCTCCATGTGAAATAGTCGCAGACCATCAACCAGTCCGAACCTCACGCCACCTCTCGCCTACGGTCTGCTCTGCTGGCTAACGGTATAGCTTTGGAGATAGAGGGTTGTAGGGAGAAAGAACCAGTTTGCAATTTCGCATAACTGTTATTTATTCACTTTTGAACTATCTTGGCACACCCGGCTCCGTCAACGCGCGCGCTGGCGCATATAACGCCCGCGGACGCGCTAAACACACGGGGAGGGAAAGGGGGAGCACGGAAGATATTAGGGGGATTATAGGGGGTAATAGGGGTTGTAGGGGAAAGAGGGGGACAAAAGGGGGAAAGAGGAAACAAGGGGGAAAGGGGACAAAAATTTGAAAGCCATTTCCGAAAGTGATAGTCGAAGCGTTTTTTCGTCTCACATATCTTGCTTTCGTCTCAATCAGTCCTGCGATTGGGCAAATAGTCGTTGGCATCCGCCCATCTGGCTGCTATCATCGCGGGAAAGGCGTGTAAGAGCCTGTCTGCCGCGTTTTTACGATTGACCCGATAACTTTCACGTCTGACCATGAAAATCCGTTCTCCCCGCTTCTGCATCGGTCTAATCGCATGGTCTAGTTTGAGATATGCTATCAGCATCAACGGAGAGCCGTCTGCGAGCGTCTGTGGCGTGTTTTCGTGATTAAGCCGATAAAGTTATCGTCTAACATCAAAAACGCCTTAAAACAGGCTTTCTCGTGGAGTTGGCAAAAACAAAAGGCCGTCATTGCTGACAGCCCATGCACTCAGATTCAGTATTCGCTCTCAATGTCTCAAGACCACGTTAGACGAGTGAACCAGATAGGTTACGCCGTCAATCTTCACTTGCAGCTGGTCGCCCTCGTAATCGTCCCAACTATTCAGCTTGCCCTCGACAATCGTTCCATCAGGCATTTTCAGCTGTGCCCATGAGTAGCTATACGTCAGGTCTACCACCTGTTTGTTGCATCCAGTCATCAGCATAATGCCAGCCAGAGCGGATACGCATACGGTCCAAATCTTTCTCATAGTCGTTACCCCTTGATTTAGTTCATACAAGAACACCGATTTTTTTCAGAGCATTGTAAGCAATCAATACGATGCACCAAAGAATCGCTGGCATTCCAATCATCGAAAAGATTTCCATCGTAAAACTTTTAGTGTGTTTTTCTGCCCATTCCGAAAAAAATGCAGAGCCAAAGGCAATAAAAATAATCGCAGCAAAAGCGAATACCACATCGTTCAGTGTCATCTTTTCGTTCTCCTTTCAGTCCATCCAAGTATACTCTTGGAACCGTTGAATCTGCTTGTTAAACGTAATGGGAAGGTCGCCTATCTCGCCTTCCTTGTTCTTACTCAGCCGGAACAGGTACTTGTCGGGGTTATCACCGGACAGAAGGATAATTGCATCTGCGTCCTGTTCAATCTGTCCGCTCTCTCGCAAGTCTGAGTTAGTAGGCGTTGCTCCGGGCTTGGATGGGTTTCGATTAAGCTGTGCCAGTGCCACCACGACAATGCCTGTGGTCTGTGCCAGTTCGTGCAGGGCAATGGATATGGCTGTAATGGCGGCATATCTGTCCTTTGCGCCTGTTTCGTGGATGAGTTGAAGATAGTCTACGAAGATGACTTTAGCCTTTTTACGGAGAGCCTGAGCCTTCATCCACGCCACGTTCTTTCCGGCAGCGGAGCGGATATATAAGGGCATCTTCATGTTCTTTGCCTGTCCGTCAATCTCATTCAAGCTGACTGCCTTATTTTTCACCGTGTCCAGAGGACAGTATATTTGATTAGCCATCAGACGTGCGCCCAGCTTACGTTTGCTGGTTTCTAAGCTGAAATAGTACACGGTGTAGTTTTGCTTTGCCATGCTTGCTGCTATTTGCAAGGACAGGGCGGTCTTGCCCGCAGACGGTCTGCCGCCGATGATAATGAAATCACCCGGAGAAATGTGCAGTGCTTCATCCAGACGCTCTAAACCTGTCTTGATATACACAGGCTTCTCGTCCATGTGAAGCACATAGTCGTTCAGCACATCCTCGTATGTCCACGCACCTTCTTCCTCAGCTTTCAGGCTCATTGCTTCGCCCATCTGCTGGTAGATGTCTGATAGATCAGAATAGTCGGTAAGCTCGCTGGTCATCTGAAATGCCAGACCTTGCACACGAGTGAGTGCAGCTTGTTCTCTGATAAGCTGTGCCCAACGCTGCATCTGCTCCCTGTCAATTCGTACACACTCTGATTCACAGGTTTGTACACACGCTAAGAGCGTCTGCGCTACGTCTGGATGCTGCGCGTTTATCTCGACTATATCTATTTTACCCCTAGCAGTCCAATAGCCCTGAACAGCCGCAAAAGCGTCTCTCAGCTCAGGTCTGAACAAGTCAAGTTCAAGGTCTGGTATGATTTCATCCACAACGCCCGGCTTGCAGAGCATCAGCGCACCGATAAATACCGTTTGAACGTCCATTGTCATAGTCTAGGAAACTCCGTCTCCGTACTTTGCTCGTACTGGTCATCCTGTTTCAATGCGTAAATGTCCTGCCATCCGGCATAGATGCTCTGGTCGAGAATGGCTTTCCAGTCATGCCGATCAAACTTTTCCAGCTTGTTGCAGAGCATCTGTTTTGCACGGTCTGTCATAGGCTTCTTGATTCTTGTACGCATTTGTGCGAACTCTCGCAGGGATTCCAACAAGGCTTTATCGCCATGAGCAAAGTCGGAGAAGATGTCAGGTTTCTTCTTGACTGCGCTCTCCGGCAATGTCTTGACGTTCATCTGACTGTCAGTTGATACAATGGGTTCATTGTCATCTGACTTTGAACTCATAGATGAGCTGACCTTCATCTCATTTATGACATGAGGATGAGCTGACTTTCGTGTAGACCATCCTTTTGACGCAATATCGCTTCTTTTCGATTCTTCATCGAGCAGATGCTTAATCAAAATAAAACAAGATTCTGCTTTTTTTGAGTTCAAAGTTGCGTCTTTTTCTTCAAAAACGTATGCACAGATTGCATCGTAGAGTTCCAACTTCTCTTTGCTTTTCAGCGTGGAAATGGCTTCAAAGTAGTATCGTTGGAATGTAAAGCTGTCTCGTTTTTTGTCCATTCTCAATCCTCTTTGTAGCGTTTGTTCCATGCTTCGATAGCATCCTCTGCCGTGTCAAACAGTGCGCCACCCATGCTTTGATTGTCTCCATCCGTGCAAAGGATACATTTGCCCCATCCTTCGTGATGCAAGTCATAAGAAAGCCCGCTCCACGGGTCTTGTTCGTACTCGCATCCCAAACGACCATGAAAGTTGCCTTCATCATCGCACACGCCAATGTAAACTGAGTTCTTGCCGCAGAACGGGCATCTTTTAAGTTCTTCCATCTTTAATTCTCCTTAAAACAGGCACTCAGCGTCAGATTCACGCAGCCAGCCTTCGCCCGGAATGTTGACTATCTCATAATACTGCCGTGCAACGTAGATTGTTTTCTGCCCATCCTCAGCAATCAGGCCTACGATCAGATAGTTGCCAGCAGCCATAAAGAACCAAGGGTTGCTCTTGTAGGTCTCGCCCTTCATCCAGTTCTTCATCCTGTTTACGGCTTTTTCAATATCCTTATCAGGGCAGTCCGGGTTTTCGTATGCAAAGAAATCCTCAGGAAATTTAAGCTTTTTCACTTTCTAAATCCCTCTCTCGTTCTCGTGATTCGCTTATGCGCCTTTACAGATCTTTCGCCTTTGCCATACGCTGGGCGAATATGTTTTGCCTTGATGTACCCGCAAGGTGGCTTCGGCCCAAAATCAAAAAAGCTCAAGTCCATAACGATGATGCCAAACTTCTTGTTTGTCATGTTTAGCCCTCCTACACCATCGGAAACGCCATCCAATGCGTCACCGTTACATCTTTTGGCAGTCTCTCGCCTATCTCATCCCAGAACTGACCGTCTGCGTAACAGCCAAGAAAGTATGCTGTCGGCGAGAATCCTTGCAACATTTTTCCATCTTTATCACGCCACGTTGTCTTAGTTGCAAGCAACAAAGGCTGTGTCCGCTCTCTTGGCGGTTCGCTTGCCGGATGCCAAAGCGTGTTACTCATAACCTGTTCTCCATCAAAGAACCACAGTTCGGGCAGTAGTTGTAGCGGTCTCGGTTATTTCTCGCATGGCAATTACTGCACATGAACCTCGTCTTATCTTCGTCTTGCGCAATCCATTCAGCGGTACGCTCTAAAGCTGTCGGCGCATCTTCCACAACGTCAATGGCATCGCCAATACCGCAAGCACGGCATCTAACTCCATTGTAGTTCTCGCAGCCATCGCAATATGCTTTTTCGATTCTTTCAATAAGTGCGTTTCGTTCAAGGTATTCTGGATAATTAGCCATTGCTTTTTACCTCGATGGTCGGTGCGTTATCAATAGCTTTGATTACGCTTTCAAGCACATCATACGTCAAGGCATTGAGCGTGTAATCCAATTCATCCACGCTAACACACTTCATTTGTTCATCGGAAAAGTATCGCTTCAATGCGTTAGCATCAATCGGTCTGGCTTCCATTTCCATTTCTCCTCTCAATCTCCTTACAAACCGCCTTGTAAAACGCACCCCACGCCTTATAGTCGTAAGAATCACCAAAAAAGCCTGTCCGCTTGCGCTCTGCAATGTCACGTTCAAAGCAACCAAGCGTCGTGTCGGTCAGCTCCGGAAGAAGCGGCGTTATGTATCCGCAGACAAGGCTAATCATATATGACCGTCTGCCCAAGCAGTAGCGGACAGCACAGTTGCAGACAGCTCCGAAGTCGTCATTAGCGGGGTCTACCATGCCTTTAGGAACATCTGACCTTAAATCATCAACGCTGCATTTAAGGGCTTCCGCAAACTTTGTCAGTCGCGTTTCTTTCTTTACGTCACGCTTTTGCTTTTCAACGGCACTGACGTATGCGCCGGTCGTCCCGATCATCCTCGCAACATCTTTCTGCGTGATGCCAAGTTCAAGCCTGCGTTTCCTGATTTTCTCCCCTGTTGTCATCTTTCTTCTCCCATTCTTTGCATCCACGTTCGTCCCACACGAAGTCTGCAACGTGTTCTGACTGGTCGTTTACACACACGCCCTCCGGCTCTGCGTACCATTTGCAAGAGCCACAGGACGGCTCGGATTTGTTCTTGCAGGATTCTGCTGTGCATCGGATAGTTTTGCTAGCGGAGAACTGCTTGATGCCCATGCAAGAGCAATGTTCAGTGGTACAGTAGAAGTTCATTCCTCTATCTCCTTCCACCCTATAAACTCGCATACACCAACAGCGTTATTGGCGCAACGATGGATGAGGACTTTATCGCTTATTTTGAACTTTGCGATAAACCCAATTTTGCTTTCTTCCATTTCGTTTTCAAACATCCAATCAACAATGTCTTTGTCGATTCTGACATCGCCTTCGTCCGTCATGGTTGCAAAGCACTGTTTGCATCTGTAAAGAGCGCACTTTTTCATCTTCTTTGCCCTCTCTTTTCCCTGTTGAACCGCCCGATCACTCTCTTATACTCTGCATAACACTCCGGGCAAAGGTCTCCTGTGTCCCTGCGCCATGCCCAGTCTTTGAAGTATTCGTCAGGGTTCATCATCCTACCGCCTAGAACCACTCCGCAGCGGTCACATACTCGCTTGTGGTAGATTCCTCTGTCGGTTTGCATATTATCATCCTTCCACATAACACCAGCTTTGGGGCGGGCGCTTTAAGCACTTATTACAAAAACGCCTATTCGTTTCGCCCAATTCTTCTACTTGATAACTGCATCTTACTTTATTAAAATTGCAAACTCCTCTATTCCCCATGAGAATGCAATAATGAGTAAACTCGAACAAAAATTTTGGATGTTCATACAATTTCACATTGGAAATGCTCCATGCCCAGCCTTTCTTTCCGACATAATCCAAAATTTCTTTTTCCCTAAGACCGGACATCTCTTCAAATCCTTCTGGCAAGCAATCCGATTCTGGCGTTATTTCGTACAGATGATTGCAAGTGAACTCCCCTATAACTTTTCCGTCCAGTTGTTCCAAGTACCCATCGCACTCTTTGAACCATCCATTTTTTGTTTTCGTGCAATAAACATAACATTTGAAAGGTTCATCGCCCATATTCGGCTTTGTTTTCCGTATTTCAAGAGTTTTTATGCCAAGAAAAATAAGATTGCACCAACTTGGGTTGATGCTTAACAAAACGGACTTCATTTTTATTCATCCTCCCCAACATCCTTAAACAGGATTTCTTTGTCGGATTTCCAGTCTTTGATTTTGCACGGAATGTCCGTGCCCGGCACGGTCTTTTTCAGCCCGTCCATCTGCCAGATGTTCCATGAGATGATAGCAGCCATGTTGCGAACCTTCCCAGCGTCAGGCTCTATGCCGAACAGCCACTTAAAGTTCTCTCGCCATGTCAGGAGCATATTTGCTCTTGCAAGCAACAGGCTGTCACCCTGCCACTCATAGCCGTATGTAGTCGTCGCTGCGTCCTCTGCCACATCGTGCCATGTCCAGACATTCCAATCAAACCAGTTGTTTACACATTTCAGTTTGCGGTCAAATAGTCCTTTTCGTTTTGGTACTGGAATCTTTTTGCCTGTTACCGTGTCGTATCGGTTCACAAGGAATGGTGCTTCTCCGCAGGTGATTTCAAGGACTGTCGAATGGATGTACTTGATAGGCTCTTTCTTCATATCGGGCATCGCACCGTTTTCTTCGCCCATGTCTATCATCTTTTCGCAGACCCAAGAAGGAGTGAAAACCTCTGCTTTTGCTTTGGTTCTTTGCTTCTGCTCATCCAGACGCTTGAGAACTCGTGGCACTGGCGGGCATTTCTTGATTTGTTCTAACGTGATTTCATCCGCAAAGCCCGCACCCAGTTCAGGCGGTGGCTCTGTCGCCCAGATAATGTTTTTGCCGGTCGTACGGTCTTTCAGCAAGATAAACAGCGCCGCTGACAGAATCGGGTCGGAGAAATCAACCAACCGTTGTTTCATTTTCTGCTACCTCTCTGTACTCTACATCAATCCCCTTCGGCAAAGCCGTCTGATACTTCTGGGCGAGCTGCTCTGCGCTCTGGGCATCGCCCAACGGTTGTTCAAGCGGTGCAACGGTGACTTCCACGTTGTCGCGCATACCAAAGTAGTTCTTGGCTCGGAAAATCCACTCTGCCGGATTCTCCTGACCGTACATACCGTTGTACGCCCACATGGACTGCATTTGCAGAATCAGCTTCAGAATGTACTTCTGCTGCAAGCTGTCGTCACGGCGTTTGCCCGCCATAATCTGCTTCAGGCTCACCCATTCGATGCCTAGCACCAGTGCAATCCATTCGACCACAGGGGATATTCTGGCTTCGATGCAAGCGTCAAAGAAGAAGTCAAGGCGTTGCTGCACTTCAATCGGGTTGTTCATGTCCACGCTCGGAAGGTCGCCAAAATACTTGGCTGCAATCATGCCGATGACCTTCTTGTCCTCTTCATCACCGATTCTCGACTGCAAATCGCCTGTGTTCAGCATCTTAGACCTCGTAATCGCTAACTCTTGTTGTTCTTTCACCTTTTTACTCACCTGTGAGCGGATAGATTTCCGCTTGTTAAGCATCTGTTGTTTCTTCTTCTCACGCTCTTTCTCGCGCTTCGCAGCGGCTTCTTCTTTTGCCTTTTGCGCCCGTTTCTCACGCTTTTTCTTTTCGGCTTCGGTCAGCGGCGGTCTGCCACGACCACGCTTCGGGGGTGTTGCCATGTATCAGACCTCCTTGATAGGCTTCCAAACAGGGTATGCGTATGGATGCTTTGCAACGACATTCCACAACCACTTATATGGATAACCTACGAAAGCGGACTTGGTAATCGGCCCGGCAATCGCCATCACATAGCCGTTTTCATCTGCATCTTGTCTCTTAGGTGGTTGCTCGAATGCGCTTCTCCACAAGCCCTCAAACCCGATTTCGCTGTAAGAGCAGGTTTTGAAATAATGCGTAGCCATCCCAAGTTCTTGCTCAATATCGCTACGAATGCTCTTGTCATCCTCGTCCGCTTCGGTTTCGAGAACAAGGTAAATCCGCTTTTTCATGCTCTCACCTCTTCATCTTCGTTTCGATGTTGTCCAGCTTCCGTGCAATCCACCAGACGGAACAGCAACCGTCCAACTGCCGCCACCATGCGCACTTTTCTTTCTCGCATACGCACCGACCAAGCGGATTGCTGGTCATTTTCATCGGGCAGTAAAGTTCGTTGTCCATGATTTTTCTTAGCCCTCCAACTGGAGATGAGCGTTTACCATCTTGACGGGAAAAATCTCATCTATCTGCAAAAACTCTCCGCTTTTCAGGTTGATGCCGCCAGACAACTCGCTTATCGAAAGTTTCACGCTGGCTTTCATGAAAATTTCGCCGTTCAGCTCAAACACATCTCCATATTCCAGACACCCAAAATTGATTTCTTTTCTCTCAATATCACAAATTTTCATCATTTCCACCCCATCACAACAGCCGTACAAGCGGCCAGACACACGTTGATGAACAGCCAGACGAGCATTGCCTGCCGCTCTTCAAACAGGTTGTCTACCATGCCTTTGATTGTCCGTTCGGACTGAACTACCACCGCCAGCAGGACTAGGCAGACCAGCCAGCGAGTTGCAAATTCAAACATTGTTATCCTCCATCAAATCGTCCATGCTCAACTGACCATTGACGTTGTCATCTTCCATCCACCAGCGAAAAACGTCCATGCCGGTCTGCCAGTCGCACGGCAAGCCTTTTGCTTTTCTGACATTAAGCATTCGTTCAAACGCCGAGATGTACATTTTCTCGTAGGCAGGCCAGCGCATAAACTCACGCTGTCTGCCCCTCCTACTGGCCATAGGGCAGCCGATTCAGCCAACACGCTTCTGCCCTTCGCAGTACAACGGATTGATAGGCAAGTGCTCGCTGTGTATGTAGTCCCACACGTCATCATCAGACCAGTCCACGATAGGATTGACAGTCATCTTGCCCTTAAGGTTGCAGGTCTCGAACAGCTGCCGTTTTTCATCATTGTCTCCCATAAGGATGATGCGCTTTTCTTTGTCTTTGTGCATCAGTTCCATCACGCCACGACTGTTTTTACGCCGTGCAGATTCTGCCCACCGAACGCCTGTGGCAATAAACCGATTCTTTCCCGTGTTTTCCTTCAGAACAGCACAGCAATACCGCGCAAGTCTTGTCGGCGGCATCAGCTTTTGCGGAATTAGTGTCCACATGGACACAGGCTTGTCCTTGTAGCGTGGCATAACAATGGAGCATTTGATTCCACGCTCTTCCATCGCCTTGAACTGCTCACGGATGAAATAGACCGTCTCCGGCGCATCTGCTGTGGTGTGGCTGTTAACCACCTCGAAGTTGATTCCTGCACGTTCAGACAGAGCCACAAGCACCTGTGAATCCTTGCCGCCAGAGTATGTGACCATGAGCGGTTTCTTGTACCGATGCTCAGATAGCCGTGCAGCGTCCTGCAACCGTGCGATGGCAAGCTGTTCCTTATCCATTGTTACCTCCATCTAACATCCTCTATGATGTTTGGATTTTCGTGCGATTGAAACTCATATAGACTGCATATGGTTTTCTTTCCACAAATCGGACAAATAGGAGTTTTCCCATTATCTTCCATCGCAGTTGCAATACGTTCATCACACACAGAAATGGCAGTATTGCAGAAGTAACAAGTGAACGTTGCTCTTTTAATACGGCAAGACTTTGGATTTATTGAAGTGATTTCCGAAATAGCTTCTACCGAAAATATTGCCATCAGCTCCACCTTTCTCTCAGCTCTTTTTCGACCTGTTCTGACTTTGCGGTGATGTAATCTGCAAACTCGTCAGGGGTCATGTCCTCTTCTTTGAACTTGCCGACCATCTCCCAGTACCTATCACCAATACGGATGATTTTCTGCACCTGCTCATCGGTCAGGTCTGCATCGCACCGCAGGTTCTGAATCAATGCGCCCCATGTTGTGGCGATGCCATCCAGAGCCATTCGAAAGCCGCACAACTGGTTCTGCCGTGCTATTTTGCGGAGGTTAGTTGACATCGCCTGTTTGCCAGACGATGGGCGGTTTCTGCGCTTATTCATACGACTGCCCCTTGTCGGTGGAAAGTTCAAACGTGACTTTTAGCGTTCTATTGCCACGAACTCCCCATGCTTTTTGAATTTTGTTCTTACCGTCATGCTCCATTTTAATGATAAAATGATTGACGACCGCTTCAATAGCTTCGCTTGTTACATCCTTCATGCTTCGCCACATCTGTAAGTCATCCTTGCAGGGCACTGCATAAGTTCCAGCGTAAACATTTCCAAACAATCCGCATATAACATGACATTCAGCATTTTCGTTTTCCTTTGCTTCAAGGCGAGAGAGCCAGCGTTGCATTTTTGGAATACAATTTACCTGACAATCTGCAATGAATTTGTAATACAAATCCTCGTTGTCATGAGTCAAAGCAAGGATGCAGTTGTAAATATCCCCAAACTCCTCATGCAGATTTTCTTCGCACTCCTCTACGCTCTTCGGTGTCGGGTTCGTACCATCCAGCGCCCTGCGCAGCTTCAACGCTGCCTGTGCCAGTTCGGACGCTTCTTCTGCCAACTGCGCCAAGATTTCGGTCTCTGGCAGAATGTCTGAAACTTTCTTGCTCATTCTTTTATCCCTTCCATTTTTGCGCCACAGTTAGGGCAATAATCAAAATCCGATACACGTTCATACGGCGAGAGTTTGTATTCTGCTCTGCACTTGTCACACTCGATTGAGTTACTTTCATGGTCGTAAATCCATTTTGCTTGTCGTTCCTGTTTTCTTTTCAGCCAGTCGTTCAGCTTTGCCATGCAAGAGGGGCAAAGAAAAAACGGGTCATCTGAATAGATAAAAATTTTCCTATTTTTCTTTGCAATGCACCTGCAAATAGAATTGTTTTCTACTCTTTGTGTCCACTCACTTATGGAGAACTCTGGATATTCAAATGTTTCACCGCATCTATCGCATACCATTATCATTCTCTTTCTCCAATCTCTTTAGCAGCGCATCCACGTCATACCGCCAATGGACACGCAGCCTTTTTGCTTTGACCTCTATCCCCTCTTGCTCTGCCCACTGCCAAGGGATGCTCTTGCGGCTTTCGTTGTAACGGAACGCTAGAACTTTGCTGGCAGGGATTGCAAAGGTGCGGTTGACCGCTCGGTAATTGACTATCACATGGGCGGTCTGACCGCTGTACCCCATTGCATCCACCATGTCCGTGATGTGCTTTTCCTTACGGTATTTGCACTTTGCCTTGTCGTACTTGCCGAACACTTTTTCCAGAGGGATAGAGGGCGTTTCGATGGTTTTAAGTTCAAACAGGTGGTTCATCGGGTGTCGGTACACAAGGAAGTCGCAAATGTTGTCGATAGAAAAGGACAGGTTCTCGTTTCCGCCGTAGTAGGTGGCAGCACTGTCTTTCAGACGGTAGCACCACGCATCGGGTGGGATGGATGCTTTGAAGTCTGCTTCAAACTGCTTGCCAGTGTTCATGCGCCATACTCCGCATCGTACTCGGCTTGCATTTTGGCAAGTTTCTCTTTAAGTTCAGGGATGATTCTTTCATATCGCTGAATCGCCAAATGGTATTCATAGCTTTTGCGAATAGTTAAATGGGTTTTGGCATCATCAGAGTAAATGTTGGTTTCAGGAAGCGATGCCCGCTCTTTTTTCAGCCATTCCAAATGGCACTCATCTTCATTGAGTGTTCTTTCCGTTCTGTTGATGGCATCTTTTTTATCAGCTTGTTCAAAAATGGGAATAAGGTAGTCATGCACAGCTTGCGCTTGCTTATCGCCCTTTTCAGCTTTTTCTGAAAGCAAATTAAGAATCCGTTTATCCCTTGCTTGCATTATCGTTCACCTCTAAATTCACTTCCGAGAAACCGTTTCTTGCCTTTTTCCCGGTGCTTGTCCTCATAATCACGGTGGTACACGCTCTGGCTGTGGTTCAGCTCATACACGAATGCCTTGCGCTCTTCGAAGTCTTTCTTCTCTGCCTTATACTTCTCGCAGGTGTCATGGCAGGCTTGGTGTCGTGATGTGCAGTTGAGACAACAGGTAATCATCTTTCCAAACGCCCGTCCAGCCAGATAGCGCAGCTCTTATATAAGGTAGGCGGTCATGACTTTGCAGAAGCAAAAGCCTTGCTCATATCAGCGATAATGTCATATCGGTCTTGATACTTGCTATACACGGTCGTTCCAGTGCCAAGCCCAATCTGCGTCTGGTTGATAGATGCAGGAACTATATAAATGCTTTCCTTCTCTTCGTTTTTTGCAATCAGAAAATAAACATCGCAAGTAGGGAATCGTTTTTCAAGATTAAACGAATAGCAAAAACTCTTATTTGCTCTGCTCGGCCTTGCCGTTTTCACATCAACCTTAACGCTGCCATTAACATAAAGGTCATAGGCGTATCTAGTTGACATTCGCTCAACCGCAAATCCATGTTCTTCCAGCAGTTTTGTAGCAAGGTCTTCGCCATACTTTCCGAATTGCGTTTCGCTTTCTTTCATTTCGATATTAAGGATTTCAGCTATTTTGTAATAGCCACCCGGAAAACGGCGAATTGCATTTGTCAATTTGTCGTTTCCGTAATACTCGCTCAATTCACTTCTTGATGGCATTCTGGTTAAACCAGTGGCAGACATACAGGCTTTCACATACAGCAAGATTTTATCTTGCGTCCAATGCGTTTTTTCTTCCCGATTCATGCGCATCTCCAATCAGAAGGGCAACGAACCATCATCGTCAATCACGGAGAAGTCGTCCGTGTTGCCCTGAGAGTAGTTTTGTGGTGCATCCTGCGCCCGATTGGCGGGCTTGCTGTCAGACTTGCCACCGCAGAAGTCAACCTTGTTCGCCATGATTTCCGTTGCGGTGCGGTTGTTCCCTTGCTTGTCGATATATTTTCGGGTCTGGATGCTACCAGTCACCAGAATCAGGCTCCCCTTCTGAAACCACTTGGAAACGAACAGTGCCGTATTACCAAATGCGGTGCAGTTGAAGAAGTCGGTTTCCTTCTGACCGCCGCTCTGACGGTCACAAGCAATGCTGAACGTACAAACATCCTTGCCAGACTTCGTGACCTTAGCTTTGGGCGTGTGAACCAGACGCCCCTGAATTGCGATAGAGTTGAGCATTGTTTAGCCCTCCTTCGGCTGTTTCTGAGCGCATTCCCAACACAGGACGCGCCCAAAGCGTTTCTTTGTGCTTCTTGCAGTTTCCAGCGGAGTGACGGTGCGGTTGTTGTACTGAATAGGCTGCAACTGCTTTCCACAGCAAGCGCATGGGGGGATGGTTTCCGCTTCCGTTTGCTTCTGCGCAGGCTTGTTTGCCCTGCTTGTGGTCTGCTTCTGGTACTCGTCCGTGTCAGCGTCCTTCGTATCGTCAATGCAGAACAGACCGTTCAAGGCGTACTTTCTGGCGTAGCTGCTTGCAGTGCCGGTAATCTGCGAATCGTCCATGCCCTTCTTAAATTCAGGCTCACGCGCGTATGCAGTCACCGTATAGGTGGCTCCATCCTGCGATTCAACCGTTGCAGTGGCTTCGATATAATGCCAGCTATCAACGATAACAGGCTTGTCGGAAAGCCGCAGCACAAGGCTATGCGCTTTCAAGATGGGCTTGACCGCTTCGAGAATGTCCTCGCACGAGCGGTACTTGTAACCGCCAAATTTGTTCATCTGCCCCTTCGGTGCTTTCAGCTCTGATTGAACAGCCATCAGAGCTTCATGGATTTTGCTGTTGTCCATCAGTTGTTCTCCTTCCTCGCTTCTTTTCTTGCTTTACGGCAAGCCGGGCAACGCTTAGGCAATGCCATGTTATGCGACTCGAAGAAAATGCGTTCTGCACGAGTAATCTCGAACACTTTGCCGCAGTCACGGCACGTTTTCTCTATGCTCGTGTCCCCGTCCCAGGAAGCTCTTCTTGCGGCATCTTCGACAGCAAACGCTTCATTAAGGCTGTCACGAAAACTCCTAACAAGCGTATGCTGCGGTGCGTGACCGTTCTTGCGGAGCGTTTCTTCTAAATTGTCCTTTTTGCAACTTGCGCAAAAAGTTTCCGTGCTGTTTGGAAACACCGAAAAAGGCTTATTACACTTTTCGCAGTGCTTAATTTCTTTCTTGTATTTGCTCATTTTCTTTCCTTTCTTCGGCTACATTAGGCTTCATTGTTCTTACTTTGGCTTAACATGGCTGCACAAAATCAACCAGCCATCAGTTCTTCCAACTGCGCACGGAGGTCTTTCAGCTCCGCTTCCCTGTCCTCGATTTCAGACCGCAAGCCCTCAATATCAGCCAGCCGGTTAGCTTCTTTTGCTTCTGCTTCCTGCTCGCGGGTTAGAAAATACGCGCCGTCCTCCGGCTCTGTCACGCCACCGAATCTGTCAAGGTTAATCATCTTTTGGTCTCCCTCTCTTACGTTCCTCTTTGATTTGCAGTGCACTGTACCACTGGTCTTTGTCGATTTCGATGGTAGACCACCGATGGTTGCAGACAAGACACTTTTTTCTTCGAACGATGCTGTCGTGGTCAGACCGGCTGTCAACCGTTGTAATGTTGTCACTACCGCACACTGGGCATTTCATCGTGCATCCCTCCACTCGCTGGTGTGGTGGGCAACACGCTTGATTTTCCGGCATTCTTGCTCGCTACGTTCGTCTTCCTCAGCGCTGACTGCCAGCGCGCATAGGACAATGGCCGTTGCGAGAAGCCCGCAGGACACGATCACCCAGCCAAGCATCTGCGCTGTGGTCTGGCATCCTTGAATCGCATCACCGCAGCCAACTGCTGCGATAGCCGCGACCAGACCAATCATGGAAAGCGCCATTCCTTTCAAAGTTTTCATTGGTTCTCCTTAGTTCAAAATGATGTCAAACATAAACGGTTTTCTTTCGTTTATCACGATTATTGCGTTCAGAACATGCGCTATCTTTGCAAGCGTTTCAGTTTTAACGCCAGTCTTGTACGGTTCTTTGTTCGGACTAGTGATGTTGTAAACTGTTTGCTCGGACAACCCGCTCCTGTGAATAAGTTCAAGAGCGCTCATGTTTCGCTTTTTAAGCGCTGCTTTCAGTGTCATCTGTTCTCTCCTTAGCTTTTCATTGAATGCCCGAAAATCCAGATGGTTGCCATCAGAGCGCCAATGCCAATGATTGCACGCGTTGCGTTTACGCCAACCAGAAGATCAATCCGGTGAATCAGCCATAAGTTCAGCAGAAACGCTGCGAGAACCATCGCTAAGACGATTCCCCAGATCAGGACGATTTCTACAAGTGCTTTCATCTTTACCCTTTCTATTATGTATGTGTTCTAGACGGTCTTTCTCTCGGCCGTGCCAGCGGATTTCTCGCTTTCCGTAGTATCTACCGTTCATCGGGAGGGTCTACCTTTCCTTGTGAAAGCAAGTCGCTGTAATGCCCATAACTCATTCCAAGTTCTTTCGCCTTGTCATTTACCTGTTTAAGACTGTACTTCGGCTTTTCTTTCGTTGTATTTCCTTCCTGTCTAAATTCATCGGAAGAAGTTCTGATGTAGTCTGGGTGTTCTTTCCACCAGTCTGCGGTCTTTTTTCGCTTTACGGCGTTTGCGCATTTCTTATGGTATTTTTGATACTTGTATAATTTGCGCATCGGCCTTTTGCACCATTCGCACGGAACAATGCCATACGGAGCGCGGCGTTCGGTCTGTTTTTCTTTTTGAACCAATATCGCACATTCTTTGCAATACCGTTTTGTCGGTCTGACCACGCCAAGATACAGGCCGCAGCGCTCACAGTACTTTTCTTCCACGCTGCATCTCCTCTTTCAGTTTGGCTTCCCGATTATGGCGCTCAAAGCACTGGTTGATGGATTTCTCCATCCACAGCACCTTGTTGGCATCGTTCCGGGACACGCCAGCAGCCATTGCCAGCTTCAGTCTGCGCTTGCGGCTTTGCGCCCTGCGAAAATTCGTCACCAGCACTCACCAGCCTTTTTGACGATGAACGCAGGCACGTTCCTGCCAGTAGCCCGGCACAGGCATACGCACTTGGCAATCCATAGTTTCCATTTGTCGTCTGAAAGCAGACAGGACCCACATTCTCTGCTTTTAAGAGAATCTTGCAAGAATACCGAAACAAAAGTGGTGTAACCTAATTTTACTTTGACGCTCCATGTAATATCGTACCCATCCAAGCACAGCTGCGTCATAATCTTCATCGCCAGATGCTTTGCTTCGGCAAGTTCCTCTGCCGTCCACTTGAACTTGTCCGCTTCGTACATCTTTACCAATTCGTCAATGGTATGCCGAGCTTCATCCGGGTTCTCAAGGTCAACTTTCAAATCCAAATGCTGTTTCATGTTTAGCCCTCCGCTTTCTTGCTCTTCTCCGTCTTTAAGAAGAGATTAACGAAATAGACTTGACCGATGCCGGTCACTTTTGGGGTCTTGTTGATGGAAGTGTGTCCATCGGAATGAGCAATGGACGTTTCCTTGATTTCAAACAAGCGAAGTTCCATAGACTTCTGCGTTGGCATATTGTAGTCCGTCCGCTTCTTGTCTTTAATCAAGTATCCGTTCTCACGCATCCACTGGAACAGGCGGTTCTGCCCCATCTGGATGCCGTTCTGCGAAAGCAGTTTTGCCATCTCACCAACGAGAATGCTCTGGCCGCTTGCGCTCACAGCGTCAGCGAAAAGTGCTTTCGGTTTCATGGTTTCAATCTGCTTGTCCTTCTCTTCCAGCTCTTCGTGCGCTGCGATCAGTGCAGTTGCAAGGAGCTGCGAGCGGGTAAGCTGCGGTGCGTTGTAGCTTCCAGTCTTACGGATTGCAGGAAGCACATCGTTCGTTACCCATCTGCGGAACGGTGCCGCTTCTGGTTTGTCGCTGCGGAGGATGACGTGGTACAAACCGCTCTCGTTGACAATTACCATTTCCTGTTTGCCGCCAAGGGTGTCAATCAGGCTGACACCCTTTTCGTCATCATCTAATCGGTCAGCAGCCATGCGGTTATTGCTAATACCAAGCACAGCGCATACGTCTTTCAGAACGAACCATGCTTCGCCGTCCATATCAACCGTGCGAACTTTGCTGTTCTGATATTCAAAAACTTGAATGTTTGCCATTTTTTCTCTCCCTTCTTACACTCCCGAATCCTGAATATTCAAAATCCGGCAGATGCTTTTCTTGATGCCGGGCGTTTCCAGCTTTCCTGTCTTAACCTTGAAAAGGTAAGAACGGTCGAAATATCGTCCAGTGTCCTCCTTGACTTTTTCAATCAACCAGTCATTGGTCTTGTCTTTTTGGATAAGAGCAATCTCGATTTGTTTGCCAAAGTCACACAGAGGCTTTTTTTCAGCCATTATTTCACCTCCGGCTATTGATTTTTACGCATAAGTGTAATATAATGAAGTTGCTAGAAATCATTCATTACGCCTTCGCGGTACGGTCTTAGTATAATACGCTTTCGCGTAAAATGCAAGGCCTTTTTAAGCGTTCGCGTAATTTCAGCAAACCTTACAATGCGAGGACTGGAATTATGGCAAACTTGTACGAAAATATTGAAAAACTCTGCAAGCAGCGTGGAGTAAACGTGACCACTATGTGCAAGGAATCGGGCGCAAGCCGTGGGTCTTTGACCGATTTGAAGAACGGAAGAAAGCAAACATTGAAATATGAAACGCTTGATAAGATAGCTTCTTATTTTGAAACAAGCGTGGATGCTTTGGTTTCTGGCAACCAAAAAGAAACCCCGCCCCAGCAGCCGCAAAGTGAAGTTGATGCAGCAGTGGAGCGGATTAGAAAAAAGCTTGAATCTATGCCGAAAGAGCAGCGTGAAGCTCTGATGAACCTGATCGAGAAGATGTGAGGTAAGCCAATGTATTACTTGTTGTGCGGCTGCGCCTTTTGCTTCTGGTTCATGCAGGCCTTGTTAAAAGGCAATGACCGTGTGCTATATGGAAACGGCAGAAAATATCGTTACCGTAAAAGAAAGAATCACTGGTTTTAAGCGAGGTGGAAGATGAAAAAGCACAGCAAAGAAGAGCTTCTTAACGATAAGAGCAGCCACATGGGTGCAAGGTTTATGTACTCATTCGGAATGGCTTTCATTGTGTTTTCCTTTCTTCTCCTGATGTATTCAACCACTGCCTTTATCATTTGTATGGCGGTTGGTCTGTTTTTGTTCTTTAAGGGAAAAAAGGAATACAATCTTTTTATGGAGAAAAATAAGCTAAAGCAGAAAATGTACAAAACGCCTGTAAAAGCAAAGATTGTCGCTTCTGGGGTTAGTAAGAAAGCAGGAAGCGCTGCTGTTCGCACAGCGGTCGGCGGTGCTGTTGGTGGGCTTCCCGGTGCTATTTATGGTTCTGCTACTGCAAAATCTAAAGCCGACGTGACGTTCTATGTCACCTACGAGGACGGGCACACGGCATCCGAAACCGTAAGCGCAAATTCTTCTAGGTTCAATGAGCTGATGAAAGTCTGTGAAGATTGACCCGGTAAAATAAAAACCCCTTGTGCCGGGCTGGTGTAGCTCTGCGCAAGGGGTTTTCTGTTATTCTAGGTCTAGGGCTTGCTCCGCTGCTGGAATCTTTTCAGGATGTTCTAGCAGCCATGCAATAAATCGGTCAATCTTGGCTCTTTCCTGTTCACTCATTGTGGCATATCCTCCCGATCAGTAAATACGAATGTTCATTTGATACGATTATACATCTTTCAGTTGTATAGTCAATGCAGTTTGAACAACTTCGTAAAAATCAAACGTTTTCTTCACATCCGTTACTTTGCATCGGGGAAGCCAAAAATTGCAATGACAATGATTAAGAGCCACATTAAGTTTAAGTTACCCTTTGCTTTGTAACATTCCGTTGAGTATGGAACGAAAAGGGTTATCCGGTAAATCGTCCAGCACATCTGCTTTGACGAGAGCGTTTGTGCTGATGCTGTGCGAAACATTGTTTAGCTGCACAATGGCATCGTCCAAGTCCTTTACGGTTGCTCCGCGCCGTTCCATTGACTGGAGGAAAGTTTTCACTTCTTCAAGAACGACAGGGTTCTCGGCTTTATAGAATCCATTCGTAAAGTCCATCTTCTTCTCCTTTCACAGTTCCACAAGCTGTCCGTCAATGCGTTCGATGTTATCTGCCGGGTCGCGCCCATCGTCTAAGGCGGCTACGGCACGTTCTAGGATGCCTTTTGCTTCGAGGTAAGCATCTTTATCAGCTTCGTACCCAGAAAGGCTCAGGACAAGCTCCAGCGTCCGTCTACGAGCGTATGGAATAATCAGAGCATCTACGGTTCGGTTCATTAACTTTCCTCCCACGGTTCAGGTGTGTGTGGTTGCCCATCGGGAACGCTGGCAGGCATTCCGTCGATAATCGGCATACGTTCATGGTTCCAGATTACAGTTTCTTTCATTTTGTGTTTCCTTTCTATTTGGAATTTTTTGACAATACAGTTATAACACAGGCTGCTGTTGGTTCTCCATAGCAGCTTTTTCCATTTTTTGGCTTGTCGAATCCGGCAGTTTTGCAGAATTTTGTTGAAAGGGTGAGAATTTATGGATGAATATTTGGTAAGAACAGCCAAAGCATTAGAGATGGCACGGATGAGCTCCGGTCTGAGCCAGCAGAAATTGGCAGCACGGATGGGCGTGAATCGTGGCACGATTGCCAACTGGGAGCAAGGTCTGGCAGCCATTTCCTTTCCAATGGCTATGCGTTGGTTTACCTGCTGCGGCGTATCGGTGGCTCGATACATGGACGCTTGCATTCATCCCGGATTGCTGGAGCATCTGGAAGATGACCTTTCCGACATGGAAAAGCGTCAGATTCTCATAGATGCCATGATGGAGTGTTCTTCCTACGAGATAGATGCCTTGTTGTATATGCGGTACGGAGATCACGGTTCAGACCACATCGGTGTGCTGACGGAGGTTCTGGCAAACCTCCATACGCCATTGAAGGACAGGGTCTCTGTTTGCCGGATGGTATCGGGCAGTTATGAGATAGCACAGGCTACCGGAACAGACCCAGACCCGAACGGAACCGCCCCGAAAATGGAGATTCTTTATCAGGCACAAGATGCCGGAACGGAAGCTGCTATGAAGTCCAACGATTCTTATACCGTGAATCCGAATAATATAAGTGGTTGATTGTCGAATTATCGAAGTTTTTGAGGAACATTTTCCACTTTTTGTACACCTATCGGGCAAATTCACCTTGTCATTCCGTCCCCCATAGGCTGTAAATCGACAGCATTTGCGTGGAATAAATAACGAATTAACGATAATTTATTGTTTGCGATTGAGCAGCCCGTCAATCCGTCCCCCATAACACCGGCTCAAAAGTTTCTCATCCACATTTTGTACACGTTAGATAAGACTAATCATTGCCGGAAAAACTTTATTCAGCAAATGGAAGGTTGAGTTATCCACAAGCTGGAATGGAAAAATAAAGAAATTGTTGAAAATTATCGTCATCGCCTATTTAACGATGATATTTAACCTCTTGTTTATTTCTTGTTTAATATATAATATGTAGATGGGGGACGAAATGACAAAGCATGGGGGACGTTTTGACAAGTCATGGGGGACGTTTTGACGACCCTATGGGGGACAAAAAGACAAGCCACGGGGGACAGAATGTATTGACTTGTCCCCCAATCTGTGATATACTGCTTTTAGGCTAGAAAAGGAGGCGAACAGATGCAAAAAATATCCGACAACAACCTTGTTGAAAAAAGCAAATCTCTTGTGTGGGCAAAGTTTAGGGACTACACGGCAGGCGAGCTTCGGTTGCTAGAGGTTTACTTGTCAAGAATAAATCCGAGAGACCCAAACAGCAGCCGTGTGGAGTTCACTTTGGCAGAGTACAGAGACCTGCTGGGGTTAAAAAGCCTTGATGCACGAAGGATTGAACCGCAGATCAAGCACTTTCTGGGCAATACGGTGTCGATTCCCATTGACAAAGAGAAGGGAACGTTTGAGAGCTTTGTCCTTTTCACAAGGGCAAAACTGGACTATGCGCCGGAAACAAGGTCTTATGTTGTGGCAATCACTTGCAACCCTGACCTTCGCCCCATCTTTTTTGATATTGCCGAAAGCGGGTACGTTCGGTATCGTCTACGTTACACATCACGGATGAAATCACAGTACAGCATCCTGCTTTATTCGATTCTTCGGGATTGGATGAACATGGACAACAAGCCGCATGAAATCAGTCTGAAAAAGCTGAGAGAACAGCTCGGTGCGATGGAAGCGAGCTACGATGTTTACAAGAACCTTCGCAAACGAGTGCTTGACGTTGCAGTAGATGAAATCAATGCCGTGTCTGACATCGTGGTGACTTATGAACCGGTTCTTGTAGCACGAAAGGCTGTGGCAGTCAAGTTCAAGCCCAAAATTAAAGCATCTGAGACGTTGATTGAAGCTCAGGCAAGCGAAGTATCGGTCGAACCTCAAAAAGCCGCCAGAAAGCCCCGCAGAAGCGGATACGAGGATTTTAACTGGTCTGTGTGTGACGAGCTGGAAAAGCAAGACTGCATTGACGTGGCAAAAGTGGTTGAGAAGTGGATGAAGAAAGAGCATCCAGAAATCAAGCTACCGAGACGCAGAAAAGCGGTTTACGACACGGTAAAGGCTGCATACAATGACATCTTGTCTTTGGACAGGTCTCCGTTCCCGGACAAACCTGTTGGCTATCTGATTAGAAGCGTAGACAAGGCGGGCGTTGTGGACAAGTATATGCCCGCTTTCTATTCCATCGAAGCATTGCAAAAGTAGGCAGATGCGACACATACGACAGAATGAATGTATTGAGCAAAAAAAAATAAATCAGAAAGGAGCAAAATTTGAAAGACGAATACAAAGAACTTGCTGAAACCTGTGTGTTCGATGAAGCATATAGTAGGGACGATGCTTTTAACATCGGGTGGTGTGAAAGATGCGAATGTGAAAAGAAGTGCATTTGCAAAAGAATAGTAAGCGGAAAATTAAAATACCCGTATTAAGAAAGAGTGATAAAATGGCAAAAATAATAGCTGTCGCTAACCAGAAGGGCGGCACAGGAAAGACCACCACAAGCACCTGTCTGGCTGGCGCGTTACAGCTGCTTGGCAAGAAGGTGTTGCTGGTGGACTGCGATGCCCAGTGCAACGCAACGGACACCTACGGCGCACAGACAGAGGATGTATGCACCTTGTTTGATGTAATGACCCGGCAGGGCACGGCCGAAGAAGGAATCCAGCACTGTGAAGCTGGTGACATTCTGCCGTCCGACAACGCATTGAAGGACATTGACGAGCAGCTTGTCCGGGACATGGGCAAGAACTTTCGGCTAAGAGAAGCTCTTGAAAGCGTGTCCGAGCAGTACGATTACATTGTGTTGGACACTCCCCCGCAGCTTGGTCTTGCGCTTGTGAACGCGCTGATCGCCGCTAACAGCATCATCGTACCCATCACAGCAGACCGTTATGCATTGGCTGGTTTGAGCCAGCTCTCGCAGACCATCGGCGATGTTCGCAGATACTTCAATCCGACTTTGAAGATTGAAGGTCTGCTTCTGAACCAGTACAAGAGCCGTGAGAACCTGTCCAAAGAGGTTGTGGAGCAGCTACCTGTGATTGCACAGAGCATGGGCACAACCCTGCTAGACGTGAAGATTAGACCGTCTATGGGCGTTCGTAAGGCACAGGCAGAGCGCCACAGCCTGTTTAGTGGTGACACGGCAAAAAGTACCAGCGCAGAGGATTTCAAGGCGTTGGCGCAAATGATTGTCGGAGGTGAAGGCTGATGAAGTCAACCAGTAAAAAATCCGCAGGCTTGCTTGGCGGGTTTGATTTTCAGCCTATTTTTTCTGAGAATGTATTAAGCCGAAGTGAGCCAAAGGAAGAAGAAGTAAGCCGAGCAAAGCCGAACGAAGCCGAGCAAGCACTGATTAAGCAAAGTGAAGCCACAGCCAGCCGTACACAGCCTAATAAAGCACAGTTAAGCAATATTAAGCCGAAGCAAGCCAAAGACAGCGAAATACAGCCAAACAATGCCGTAGTAAGCGAAAGTAAGCCAAAGAAGCTGAAACAGGCGAAGGAAGTTCAACGTCTTATCGAACAAGGCGATGTGCCCGGCGCACTAGCCGAAGCTGGCTTGACAAAGAAAAAAATCCCGATGCCGGAATCGCATCAGGGCGTTGCAAGTGGCGATGGCAAGCGTTCAAAGCGCATTACCATCCTTATGAGCGAGGAAGAGCGCAAGTACATTAACCGTGAAGCACGGAGGCACGGAATGACGATTGGACAGTTCGTGTACGCTCTGGCAGTTGCGGCGGCAGAGGGAAAGATTGAGTTGGAGGATTTCTTAGATGAATGACGTATGGATTGACATTGGGCAGAAATTTGAAGCAATGGCAAATATGGGATGCAAGCCTTATGGCTTCAAGCGAGTTCCATCAAATTTTGTGTTTGACGAAGATAAGTCGGTAAAGTGGAACAAAGAGCAAGCGCAAAAGAACAACGATGATTATGACAATGAAGTTAAACGACTGAATCAAGAAAAAATGAAGCGTAGGGATGAAATCTACGAAGAGATTTATAAGACAATTCAAGAAGAAGTCGGTTTTGAGATTTCAGAAAAGAAAGCGGCAAAAATTTGGGAATACGCTTACGATAGAGGGCATTCAGCAGGATGGTATGAAATAATCATCAATTTGGAAGAAATTGAAGAACTTGTAAAGTTCGTATTGGATAAAAAGAACTGAGTTGGAGGATTTATTGGATGAACGATAGTGAACGACGCCTTATTCGATTTGTTTGCGATGGCGATATGCGAAATGCGCAAAAAGCCGTTAAAATCATTTTGGATTCCATATCATCCAAAAAAGATGAGCAATTCAAAGAAAATATGCTTCGCAAGTTGGAAAGCAAAAGAGAATTTATTGAATTGCCATATAACTTACAGCATCTTTTGATTGCAGAGGATACAGAAGAATTTCCAGAAGCAAGATTCCTTCTTAGGAACGAAGAAAAAAGTATAACGCAGAAAACTGTTGCCATTTATCGAGCATCTGAAAAATTAAATGAAATGGGCATTCCTTATTTGCCAGCATTGATGCTTTATGGGCAAAGCGGATGCGGAAAAACCATGCTGGCTAGGTATATCGCTCATAAAGCAAAACTTCCGTTTTTGAGGATTCAATTTTCAAGTCTAGTTGATTCGCACTTGGGGCAAACGCAGTCTAACCTTGCAAGAATCTTTGATTATGTAAGAACTGCGCCTTGTGTACTTTGCTTTGATGAAATAGACGCGGTAGGCATGGCTCGTGGGCAAAAAGATGACGTTGGAGAAATGAACCGTGTGGTTATTGCGATTATGCAGGAAATGGATAGATTGCCGAACAATGTCATTATTATCGGAACGACAAACCGATTTGATAGGATTGACCCTGCGCTTACAAGAAGATTTCCGTTGCAATACGAATTAAAGCCGTTGTGCCGTGCGGATGCAGAAATACTTTCCAAAAGGTTCTTTGAATATGCAGGAGCACAATATGAAAACATAGCTTATGAAGATTACGTCCCCGCATCTACTGTTATCAAAGAATGTACAGAACGAATTGTAAATCAAGTTCTGAATCAAGAGGATTTCTTGGAGGATTGACGTATGATTGTTTATAGACCTCATCGTGGTTCTTTGGAAGATGCCATGAAAGAAGCAAAAACTTTTCTGAACGAATGGCAAATGAAACGGTATGTTGCAAATAACTGGAATCTCGCAATCGGAAGAAAAGCACTAGACCCAGAAGATATTATTATCGACAGCGAATCAACAGACGATGATCGTGTCGGTTGGAAAAATGTTCACATGGTTTGTGCGGCTCGAATCGGAAATGAAGATTACATGAAGAAGTACGGCAATCCGCAGTGCATCGGATATTGCGCTTACGATGTATCAAACGCGCCAAAATCAAGCCAGTGGATTTGTGCAAAGAATAGTGTTCCGGGGGATACAGACCCGCGTGTTATCGGATTCGACGAATCTGCCTTCGATATTGTTATAGCAAATTACGATGAGCAGTTCAAAGAGTGGCGGGATGATGAGGGTAGAACCCATAACATTACATATTGGATGCCGTTACCTGAACCGCCTGTAAAATATTGAGATGGCAAAGGAGCGATATATGGAAAATTTCTATTGGGTTGAAATCCAGTACGATGATGACGAAAAATGCAGACACTTTCAAACTCCGTTCGTCTTGTTTGCAAACAGCAAGGAAGAAGCGAAAGTGAAAATCGAACGAGAAGTTCCTGGCAAGTTTTTTGTTGTTAGTATTGTGGAACTTGACAAGAGTCTTGTGTTCCATCCGCACGACTTATTTAATCTAAAATCAAAATGTTTGCTTTGGGAATAACAAGAAACCCCTGTGTGGCTACAACGACCGCACAGGGGTTTCGTTTTACTTATCAGCAATGCAATCCCAGTAGAGATATGCCTTGCCATCTGCGGCATCCGTGTCATCAAGGAACGCCTTTGCCATATCAGCGTAGAAGCCCGGAGTATCAACAGACTGGCGTTTTGCGACCTGGCAATAATCCGAGTACATCATGTTCATGACAGCCCAGAAATCGTTCGGGTCACAGTTGATATTGCGCTGTTTGGCAACGTCCTGTGTCTGCTCCAGCGTCCAGTGACAGCCCTTTGTGCCGTCAGCGTTCACCATGCTGTCGCACCATTCCTCCGCTTCATCATGGGTGAGGTGCTTGCGTGGCATCTTGATGGAGCGGCTGTCCGCACCGCCATGCTCATACTGCCCAGACCGCTTGTCCCAGTCTCCGTTCTGCGAGAAGCCAATCTGCGGCATCTTGCGCCCGTACTCTACGTCAGGGTAGCGGGGGACAGGGTATGGGTCGATGTAGCGGTTCTCCTCCTGCGGATAGTAAGGATAGCGGTCATTTCCGCTTTCCAGCTTACGCAGACGGCGTTCCATCTCACGCTCTCTGCGGTCACGCTCTTCCTCGAGGCGGTCACGTTCCGGCTCACGGTCTTTGTCGTGGTCACGGAGCATCATCATGCGGCGAAAATTAGTCTTGCCCATAATCTATACCTCCTCAGGAAATGGACGCAGGTGCACCAGCGTGGGAACGGCAGAAGCAGCCAAGATACTTAAACGTGCCGGTGCCGGTTGCAGACGTTGCCACACGGGTAGCGTAGCGGGTGCGGGTGTGGATGCTCTCGGCAGTCGCCTGAGCGCAGTTGCAGTCGGTCAGAGGGTATGCGGTCGTGCCTGCGCCAATGGTAATAACCACAGGGGCATTGATGGTGGTCGTATCCGGCAAGCTCTGAGCGACAACGATACAATACTTCTCTCCGTTCTGGTATGCGCCAGCAGGGATGTTGATGGTCAGCGTGTCGTTGGCGAACGTGACCGCCTGACTGATGACTAAGTGCGGGCAGAGTTTGCAGCTTGTTTTGCAAGCCATAGTAGTTTCCTCCTAAAAAATCAGGGGCAGAGGTGTCTTACCCCTGCCCCGATGGTTCACCCGGTTTTATCGGGGAGTGTGTGGGTTAGCAGCCGCAGCCGCAGCAGTTCACGCCCACGTTGGGATTTGCCACCTGATAAGCGGGAATCGGACGAGGATTGACCCGGTTCAGGATGGTATCGGTCTGCTGGGACATCACGGTGGTCAGAAGCGCATTCTGACGATCCTGAGAAGCGGCGAACTTCAGGCTCTGGTTCTCAGCGGTCAGAGTGGCGATCTTATCCTGCGTGAAGTAGTCCATCATGCTGCGGAAGTTGGCGTTGCAGTTGTCCACGATGGCACGAGCGTTGTCTGCGATAGCCTGACGGGTAGCGCAGTCCTGCTGTGCAATGGTGTACTTCAGGTCGCCGATGAGCTGCTTGTTCTCGCAGCAGCAAGATGCCAGCTGCGTCTGGATAGCGGTCTGACCCGCCTGACGTGCGTTGCCCTCCTGCATGATAGCAAGGCTGATGGCATTGTCGCCGTTGGACACGCTGCGTTCCAGGCCGTTCACGAGCTGTGCGTTCTGGTAGCCGAGCTGACAGATCGCCTGATTAGTACCAGCAAAGCCACCCGCAACGGAAGCGTTGAGAGTGTTCATCTGTGCCAGCTGGTCATAGCCCAGAGAGCAGATGCCGCTCTGGATGCCCGCCAGAGAACGGGAGGTATCCTGCTGGTAGAAGCCCTCAGACAGAGCCGCACGAGTATCTGCGCCGCCCTGACCGGTTGCGCCGGTGCCGACCAGATAGGGGATGTAGCTGTTCATGCCGTTGTCACCGCCGTTCCGGCCATAGCCGTTTGTGCCCCAGCCGAAGATGATAGCGAGGATAATAACCGCCCACAGGCCTTCGTTGCCGAAGAAGCCACCGCCGTTATTGCCGCCGTCCTGCCCAGCCAGATAGCCAGTTGCAAAATCGTCCATAACAAAACTCCTTTCAGTTTTGCGTTATGCTATCCCACCGCCGTGTGCGATGGGCGAAGCCAGATAAAAGCGGTTTTTATCAAGTCCGCAAGACTGAGAAGCGTTTCGCTTAGAGGGATGCTTTACCGGGGCAGCGTCAGGTTCAGGACGCTTGCCAGCTGGTTCAGGTCAATGCCACGCTCTTTGGCGAGGTTCTGCGCCATCGTTCGGAGCTGTGCTTCGTTTTTGCCCTGAATCAAGTTCAAACCCTGCATGATGGGGGCATTCTGCCCGCTTAACTGCTGGATAAGCCCCATTGGGTTCTGCCCGGCGCGAGCCAGATTTGCAAGCTGCATGATGGGGCTGTGCGTAATCATATCAAACGGAGAGGGCATTGTTATTCTCCTTTCTTCGTTGCGGCAGCGGGCTTAGAAAAGCTTTTCTGCCACTTTTCCAGTTCATCCAGCCTGTGGACGAGGGCGTTATACTCTTCAACAGGCACATACTGCTGTGTCGGTGCAGCGGTCTGCTGTGCCTGTTGCGCTTGTATCTGCCGCCACGCTTCCGGGCTGTAAAACTCCTGTACATAGGATTCACAGGTGTCCGGGTTCAGCCGCTTGCAGTAGATCACGCCGCTTCGCAGGTCGGGGCAGTAGGTCGGTCTGCCGTATAGGTCGGACGGTATTGCCAAAAATTCTTCCCTGCTAGAAACAGGTCTGCCAAGCAACCAGCCGCCATCCTGTGCCGACTGCTGAACAGGCTGTTGCCCATTCATCGGCTGCGGACGCTGCGGTTGTGCTTGCTGCATCTGCGTGTTTGGCAGGGAAGTGGCAAGGCCTACCGTGCCCATGCCGCCGTAAGGATTGACAGGCTGCTGCGGAACGTAGGGTGCTCCGGGTGTTGGATAATAGCTCATAATGCATCCCTCCTGATGTGACCAGTGTACCGCGTCAGCAAAAAGCGAAAGACAACGAAGGTACAACAAAGGACAAAAAAGAAAAGCGCCCACACGGAAAAATCCGCATGAGCGCTTGGCTTTTAAACTATTATTTTGTATGCGCCTGCAAAAATTCTTCGACCGCCTGTTTTAATACGGAATTCGGACTCGTGCCGGCCTCTGCGCACGCCGCCTTAAACTTTTCCGCGTAATCCTTTTTTACGCGGCAAGCCAAGCTTGTCATGTTTTTCTTGTCCCATTTGGCATTGGATGCTTTTTTCTTTTCAGAAATCATAAAAGATACCCCCCCGTTTCGTTTTCTTTAGTATAGCACAAAAAAGCACTGTTTATAATGCCAAATATGCACAATGGAGCACTGTAAACATTGTCGAAAATGTCAATTTACATACACTATAAACAGTGCTATACTATAATCACAGCAAGGAAAACAAAATATTGGAGGACCATTATGAACGAGTTATTTGATCAAAAGGTTTTGGATTTTCTTTCTGATCTTGAAGAAGAAAGTTTTTACACTTACACTCAAAACCCTTGTGAAAAAACCAAGGATATCCACGAAAGGGCAAAAAAGAAATTGCTTGAGTATGCGCACAAATACGGAATTGTATAAACAGCAAAACCCCCGATGCTCCAAACGGAACACCGGGGGTTTTGTGCTGCTAAAACGGAAAAGTCTAAAATCAAGAGCGGAACTGCCCACAGGCAATGCCGCTCTCTACAAAGGCCGGAGCCTTTCAAATATCCGCCCTAATGCGCTTCTCCGATAGGCCGGGTGGATTTGTTAAGATTATTATACCACAAATCGTGCAAAAATAAAAGCGGCAAGCTCTGGAATAGCCTGCCGCTTTGTTGCGTTTGTAGAATCAGCTTCAAATATGTGTCCTACATACACTTAGATTATAAGAATATTATATCACACGCCAAGCGTTTTGTCAATAATTTTCAGCCTATTGCCGATTGATGTCCGACAATACGGCACACGCGCTGCAATATCAACTTGACATAGCTGGTCAACGTACCGCAACCGGGCGATTTTCCGGTCATACCTCCCAAGCGGCGCACGTTTTATCACAGCTTTTATCTGTTCTGCATTAAGCCCTTGCAACGCTGGCGGAAAGACTACACGAGCCGCCGCCACAGGCAGCACCGAGCCAGAAGGGCTGCGGCAGCTGTCCGGCGTTGCGCACCATCACGGGGACGTTACCGAGATGGTCAATTTCGCCGCATCTCTTGATTTCGCAAAATCGTTTCTGCTCGTATGTAGTGCTTGCCATGATATCCTCCTTACTGCTTTTGTAACGCCGCCCGTGCCCGGTCAAAGAAAAATTGAATGACCTTGCTCATGGTCTCTTCGGTGATAGCCCAGCTGACCAGCTTGCCCCACCGGCTGTTGTCCAGATAGTGGCGCAGCATCTTGACACACCACGACTTGCGCTCTGCGCCGCGCTTGGTGCCCTGAATCTCACGCTCTGCCTGGTCGATCAGGTCAAGCACAAGCGTCCTGACCGCCGCGCCGTAGCCCAGACGGATAAGCCCCAGCACAAGCGACACAGTGCCCACAACGATGAGCACCAGCGCCAGCCACGCGGGCAACGGGGTGAGAATTGTGTTAAGAATGGTTTCCATGTGTTACTCTCCTCTCTCTTTTTCGAGGTCTTCGATGCGGTGGTTTGCAACCTTGATTTGTTCTTCCAGCACCGGGATGCGCTGGGCAAAGTTGTTGTGCGCCCGCACTTCGCGGGTCAGCTCTTCCAGCTTGGTTTCGGTAACAGCCTGCTGCTTGTCCAGCTTGGCGTCCATGCTCTGTGCGGTGCGGTTGTTGGAGACGATCGCGCCGATCAGGCTCAGACCGCCGGTGATGATCGCTACGATGATTGATTCGCTCATTTGCCCTCCCGAAGACGGGTCAGACCCTTCTTTGCGATGATTTTAGCGTAGTCCTTGTAGGGCACAGACAAGTCCACGCCGGAAATCTTGCCCGGTATCGCGTCCACAACACCGGGAATCTTGCCCTTGCTGGTGTACTGCCACAAGCCGAACGGCCAGCCCGGTTCAGGCTTCTTGCTGCGGTAGGCTGCCAGCCACACGTCATAAGGCTTGAGTGCAGCGCCGGTCATGTACAGGTTATCACGGCCAAAGTACAGCCCGGTGTACAGCATGGCATAAAAGCCCATCCGCTCGATAGCAGCCAGCGCGTGCGCTGCAATGTCCGTCAGGGTCTGCTTGCCAAGCGGTGCCTGCACATAGGTGTCCTCAATGTCCACCGCCACCGGCAACTGCACCGTCTTGCCGGTCAGCACTTTGCGCAGCAGGGCAAGCTCTTTGTCTGCCTCTTCCGTGTTGACCGCCTTACAGTAGTAGTACACGCCGCAGGGGATGCCCAGCCGCTTGCACTCGCGGTAGTTGCGGGCAAAATAAGGGTCTATGTACGGCTTGCTGGGCGCGTCTTTCGCGCTGTTACCCAGTGCACGCAGCATCACGCCGGAGACAAGGCCGCTTGTCTTTACCTTGACCCAGTCGATGTTACCCTGCCAGCGGGAAACGTCCATGATAGGTCTCATACTCTGCTCCTTAATACTTTTCGCCGGTAATCTCTTCATACTCTTCTGCGGTCAGGCGCTGGGGCTTGCGCTGCACAAGGATGCGCAGCATGGCCTTAGACCAGCGGCCCGCCTCGTACTCGTCTTTCGCTTTGCCGAAGATCGCGCTGTGCTTATCACTCATGGCTCATGCCCTCCTTGTCTGCAGCCTCGTCCTCAATGGGCACATCGGCCAGAATGCACAGGAAGTCCACCATAGACGCGATCTGTGCCAAATCCGCGTCCCGGTTTTCGTTTTCGGCGGCGGTCTTGATGTCGCCAGTGTTGTGAACAATTTTCATGTAGTTATCCCCTCCAGCAGAGTTTTAACGTATTGATCCATGCGCTGCAGCAGCTGCTGCGAGTTGCCTTTAGCGGCATGGGCTTTCCATGATCCATACTGCTCATACAGGGCAGATGCCGGTTTCTCTCCTGCCTTGATGAGCTGGGCAAGCCGAAACAGGCGCTTGCGCTCGGCCTTGACATTCTGCGGGTCAACGGTCATAACGACCTTGCCCGCCGGGGTCAAGCGGTAGATGAAACCTAGAAAACGGAATCCATCCTTTAGCCTGACGATCTTGGTCTTGGTCGGGTGCAGCTCCATGCCATCGGCAGCGTACCGGGCGCGGATCGCCTCCCGCCACTCCTCAAGCCGTGCCTTGTCGTGGTGGATGATGAGGCTATCATCCATAAAACGGACGTACTTTTTCGCCCGCAGGCGCTCCTTGATGTAGTGATCTATGGGGTCGGGCACCGAGATCCCGGCAAGCTGCACCATCTGGCTGCCCGGATTATAACCGGCCTCGCCGGTATATTGACGATCCAGCACCTCACGCACGCGGTTATGGACACTTGGCGGCAGATGCCGCTCAAAGCAGCGGTTTGCCACGTCATGGGGCATCGTGTCGTAATAGTGCCGGATATCTACCAACAGCACATAGCCATCAGCGCCGTGCTGCCGGTATTCGCGCTCCATCATGAGCTTGACCTGCTTGCGCGCCCAGTCGGTACCTTTGCCGGTCTGACAGGCCGCGTTTTGCCGGATGAAGCTCCGTGTCATTGCTGGATAAACAGCATTGTCGTTGAGAGAGCGCTGGTATACCCTATCCCGAAAGCCATTCGCAACCGCTGTGCGGGGCTTGGGATAGGTGATTCTAACTTTGATTGTTGGCCGTGCCTTGTATGTACCTGTCGCGAGCTCCTTTTGGAGTTTCAGGATCTCGTCCATCCGAAACAGGTGAAACCGTCCAACGCTTGCCTTGCGGCACACGCCTTTGGCGCACTTGCCCTCGGAATTATACAGGGCATCGAACCCGATTATTATTTCTTCTTCTTGCACTGATTTTTTCAGCTCTCCTCGCAAGGATCTGCCGGGTGATAGCGGTCAACACCCCGCAGGGTGGCCACGTCCGGCTGATATTGTTCGTCTGCCAGAGGACAGACATGGCACTCGGCTCCTTGCACGGCAGTTTTTGCCCGGCCTCTGCTATGCAGGGGCTTTTGTGGGCGTGCTGCCGTCCAATCCGGGGCGCAGCGAATCGCGTTGATCGCGTTCCAGTTGTTGACGTTGCCGCTGGAGTTCACGTTGAAGGCATTGTTGCCGTTGCCACGATTCGCAGAGCGCAGCCGCACACCGCGGCCCATTAGCCTACAGCCATTTTTATGTCAAAGCGCTTTTGCACGCTTTGCATCACTCTCGTGCCAGTCCCGGCAACGCTGCCGGATATCGCGCACAGTGTTGCCCCAGAAAGAGCACCGTTTGCCAGAAAGGTGGTAGCTGGCTTTTGCCATGTCTATCTCCGCCAAAAGGACGGTGCACAGCCGGACGGCGTGCCTTTGAAGCTTAAAGCGCTCCTCTCTTTCGTTCGGCTTGTCCAGCCGGAGGTCGTTTGCTCCGAAGATATCAAAAAATATCCGGTCTGCCGTAGCGCGCAGTTGACCGGGAAGGCTTGCGTCAATTTCGAGGTCAAACACTTTCGCGTTTTTGGTGATCTGTCTGGTATACAGTGCCAGCTCACGCGCGTCAAGCGGCAGCGTGAATTTATTGTCCGGTATCTGGTCTTTGCGCATTGCCATGGGATAGCACTCACTTTCTCACCGGGCAAGGGATTGCCCGGTGATTATTTAACAAGATTGGTCATTTTGCAAGCCGGGGCGCAGCGAATCGCGTTGATCGCGGGCCAGTAGCCGACGCCGCCGCTGGAGTTCACGTGGAAGGCATTGCCGCCGTAGCCACGACTCGCAGAGCGCAGCCGCACACCGCGGCCCACAGTGCGCTGTGCAAGGTCGCGGGTGATACGCAGCGGGTAGGTCTGCCACAGAGCCTGCGGGGTCTTTGCGCCGGTGCGCTCCTTCCAGTACGGCCAGTATGTACCCTCGCCACTGACCTGCGGAGAACAGTAGATCTCCTCCAGCGAGGGCAGGAAGATTTTGTCATAGGTCACCACAGCGCTGCCGTCATCGGTGACGGTGTTGCCGTAGGTCACGACCTTCACGCGGGTCAGCGCGTTCTTGAAGTCATCCGAGAAGCCAGCAAGGAAGCCGGGCACGGTGTCCGCCTGATCGGGCTTCATGTCCCATTCATCTTGCGGCTGCCACCACGCACCAGCGGGTGCATCGCTGTTGAGGTACTGGCGGTATGCGGACTTATACCACCGGTTATCGCCGTAGGCAACCGAATGCAAGCCGTTCAGTTTGCCGTTTGGCTTTGCAAGGAAGGAACCAAGATTTATGCCATCGACGCCAGCAGAGACGTTGCAGGTCTCCAGCAGCTCGGACTTATACTGATCCTTGTAGACGTAAACCTTCCAATTGGCAGGTGCAACGTCCGGTGCGTTATAGAAGCCGGTCATGCGTGCACCTGCGGGGGCATTTTTGGTCAAGGTAAAATTATAGGCACCGCCGTTTATGACGTTTGTGCCATAGGAAAAATCAAAAATGATGTTGTAGGTGCCAGCCACCAGACCGGCCTCCGGCACAACGTAGAAGGCCTGATATGCAGAAAACTGGATATCTTCCAGAGACGCGTAGTGCATCTGCAGTACCATTGCGGGTGCGGTGGTGCCGGTCTCGCCCTCGGCGATATCATCCGCTTTTACCACGTCCCACGGGCAGTCGTAGACTTTGCCGTCCTTGCCGGTGTAGGTGTTGACCAGCTGCGTGCCCACCGGAAAAACCGCCGGTGCGTTACCGGCAGCCACCAC